GCCTGTGGTCACATCTGCCACTGGGTCTGAGCTGACGTAGTTGGACCAAAGATTGGCACCGCTCAGCACCACACCGGAACCGATATTGGTGATGGACGTGACCAGATTGGCGATCCGCAGCTCTTTCCCGCGCATCAGCATATCAACCAGGAATCGCGTGGTGCGAGCGCGCAGTTGGATAGGATCATCCGCATTCGCGATCACCTCATGCGCGTTCTCACTCGCCAGCGCATGGTTGTCCGCGAAGTAACTGTCGCTGGACACCTGAAACTCCACACGACCCGGAGCGGTCTTCGGAGCGCGCAGTGTAGACGACGGCACCCGCAACCAACTGTCCTTGTCGATAGTGTAGTACTTGTCGGATTGTTTCCGCACGTTCACATTCGGGAACAGTTGCGCGCCGATAAAATTGCCAGTGGAAAACGCCTCCACCGCAATATTACTGAGCGGCACGTCGATGTGCACATCCCGCGCCGTTACTCCGAGGGCCAGGACGCTCTCTGCGTAAGCGGTGCACAGTACCAAAAGCTGTTTCATCAGTTGTTTCATGTCATGTCTCCTTTTTGTACTTAATTCACGCTTACGCCGCACCCGCCCACCGCACCGGATGGAAGAGCAAACAGCTAATCACATCACCGTCCGCACCGGAAGCCTCCAGCACCCGACCGGCCACCATGTCACCCGACGTCACTGCGGCCGCGCGACCGGAAGTATTAGTGGTGATCAGCGCGTTAACCGTCAGTGCACCGCCCGCTACCACTTTGGACGGGCCTGCGTAGGCAATGCTCATCGCTTCGCCGCGAGCCGGGTTGTTCTGCATCACACCCAACACCGCCGTGGACGTGGGGTTAATGCACTGCATCGCAGTCCGCGCCCCAGTCGCCTGCACAAAAATGTAACGCGTGGCGCTCAGCGCGCTGTAATCCGAACTCGCGCTGTACCCCGGCAGCATCATCTGCGAACCACCCTCAGCCTGCGCGCTCAACGCCTTTTCCGCGTACACCGCGAGCGAAGCCAGTACCACTTCAAACAGTCTTTTGATCATGTCATTTCTCCTTCGTCGTTGTGTGTTGATTATTGCTCGCGGCCGAGTTGCGAACGGTAACGCGCCGCCAGTGCTTCATCCGAACCCAGCACCGCCGTCATCGCTTCCTCGTACGTTTTCACTTCCGGATGCTTGGCGCGGTATTCCGTAACGCGCTTCTGCACGTCCTTGCCCGCATCTTCCTCGGTCTCACCGTCCTCGCGCACCTTGGCGCCCGTGAACGCGAGCGCCTTGAACAGCTTCTCGCTCTGGGCGTTGATCTCGCTCACCATGCCGTCAGTCACTTCGGCCAACGTCTTCTCTTCGGTCACGTCCTTCCCGTCTTTCTTGGAATACACTTTGACCGTAGCCTCGGTGTTGGTAAGAGCGTATGCATACATCGCTTCCAGTGCCGGGCGGAATGCGGGAATCTTGCACGCCTTGACCCGTTCACCGATCTGCAGGTTCACTTTGTCCCGCTCGATCTTGGCCACGCGCTCGGACAGCTCTTTGGTTTGTTGCTGGCTTTCCTCGGCCTTGGCTTCCGCCGCTTTCAGCTTCTCGCGCAGCTCGGCGATGCTTTCCGTATCGTCATTGCCCGCGTTCTCGAGCTCGGTAATCTTGTCCGCAATCGCGTCCGCCTGCTCCGACAACGCCTTGTATTCCGCATCGGCGGCCAGTTCCTCGTCGGTCAGACCGGACTTGGTCTTCTTCAGCTCTTCCATCTTCTGGTTGAACTCTTCCACTTTCGCTTTGAGTTCTTTTACCTCTTTCTTCATCGCCATCTCCTTTTCGCCTGCTTGTTCGTCCATCGCCTCGTCGACCATCGTGGTGATCTCGTCTTCGGAAGCGTCCGGGTTCTCCTTCTTCATCTTCGCCAACATGTCTTTGCGAGACATCATTTTTCCGTTCATCGCGTGCTCCTTAATCAAAGTGATCAAACCCGAAACGCGCTCCGCCAGCGACTCCAGCAACGCCTGCGAAGGAACCTCCAGCGCCTGCTCCAACGTCCCCACTCGTTCAAAACCTTCTGCCGCAAATTCCATCTTGTGCAGCGGGGTCAATCCAGCCACGGCGGGCACCTCTGCTCCCAGAAGCGCCACCGCCTTCAACGCACGTCGATAATCTTTCCCGCCCCGCTTGAGATTGAAGTAGATTTCTGAAGAACAGCGGTCATAATTCTTGTTCCGGATCGCCTCGACCACGGAATCGTGCATATCGGTAAAATCGGCGCGGAGTTTGTCTCCGTCCCGTGTTACGTTTTGCACCCAACCATAGGCTGGCGCGCCGGGAGTATCCTTGGAATGGCCAATTTTGATAGCGGGGCGATAATCCAATACACCAAATGCCTCGACCATGTCGTCAAGATCTTTTTCCGTGTACACATCACCATTATGTGTCCCGGTCTTAAATATCTCCACGCCTTTAATGGCATTAGCGTATTCGTGGACTTCTAAATCGTTTGCCATCGTTGCCACCGCCCGTCCGCCTTTACCGCAGATGTGCTGCATGTGCCCGCCCGCGTCTACGGGCATGTCCTGGGAAGTCGCCGCCATCTTACCCGCACACTCAGGGCATTTCTTAAATACCTCAACGCGGTCCATAGCCTTCAGCCCGGACACGGCGTGATTCTTGGAAACTTGAATAGCTCGTTCCTGTGCCAGTGCTTCCGCCTCGGTCTTGTGTTTGCCCAATACCTTATCACCGGAATGGTCATATAAGACCCATTCCGAACCTTCGTGCTTGATCACGTAATTGGCAGACAGCGCGGACGAGACTAAGGAGTCCTTCGCATCTTGACGAAGAACGGAAAACAGCTTAACAGTGGAATCGTCGGCAGGAAGACCGTCGTCGGTGAACGACAGCGATTTGATGCGAGCCAGTTTCATTTTGTCTGCGCCGATTGGGCAGACTTTTTGAACTTGCTCTCTGGAAAGGGTACGAATTTCTTGGCTCATGAGCCGGTTATAGTGGGTTCCTCCATAGAAGTAAAATGCTTGACTTAGCGCCCTGAGGAAGCGCCGAACTACAAAATTCTATAGGCTATAAACCTAATTTCTTCTTCTGCCACAATATGTTAGCGGCTCTTTTTGACTGTTCTGAACGTTCTTCCTGGGAAAGATTTGCTGCACGGGCTTTCCCTCCTAACTTCCCACCCTTGATGGCCTGTTCCCGACGTTGTTCTTCAGTTAAAGCCGCCGCCCGTGCCCTGCCCCCAAGTGAACCTAACTGCATTGCAGCCAGATTCTTCCCTAATTGTTTATCGCCGCACTTCTCACACTGATAGGTTAGCCTACCACTTGCCGTACCTACCCCGATCACAATCATCTCGATTGAACACTTCCCGCACATTATTTTTGGGTACTCGACACCGTTATTATTCTCAGTCACGCTTACGTCTCCAAATAACTTCATCACCAACATAAAACACGTTGGCCGATTCTAATATATCTTCCAACATAACTGCCTCCAACGAGCCAGTCTGTATTTGTATATCAATCGAATACGGATACTTTTCCGTAGAATGATCCTCAAGCAATAAAGGTTTGGTCTGTTTCATAACAAGCTTTATCCTTCACACACCTTTACCAACCACTCGTTCCAAAGTAACCGTTATACATCTACCTACTGAATCTCGGGCGGCTCTGTAAATCATTCCATGGAGTAAAAACCCGCGTATCTTATAACGAATGTTCCGGTCTCTTCGAAGTCTGGTGGTGCAAACACTTCGAACACGACGAAACTGTCCCAGGGCTAGACATGTGAATTTTATTTTCCTAACGAAACGACGTCGCTTCATGCCGTTTCCCTTTCGCGTTCCTTCCGCCACTCAGCCCAACTCGGATCCGTTTCTTTATGCCTTACCCAATTAGGGTGGTCCGGCTTCGGTTTGTACGGAACGTGATCATAACGAGCACACTTAGGACACCGCCCCCGACGGTCTCGATGATCCTCACAGAAAAATAAACCACAACCGTGCTCGCCTCCATAGGGTTGTTGCTCGCAACAAACATAAGCCAGTCCGCGATCTATTACTTTATTGCATTTCGGATGATCACAGTACGCTGGAACACCATAACCAATGTCACGTTGCCAACGATCGTCAAATCCGATTGACCAACCCATTATGGAATACTCATATGGCAAAACTCACACCCTGCCCCTTTCTCACTCTTCCACGGCTTCAGCATCAGAGTTTCCGGATTATCCGTTACCCGCCCAATCGTACTCGACCCGTCCGCATCCAAACAACACGTCGCCACTCTTCCATCCACCAAAATTACTGCCCAACCACTTCTTAAATACTCACATGGTATCTTCGGCGCACTCACGAACCAATTTTTCTGTGATCCGGCCCAATCGAAAGATGATGTAGCGAAACTAGCATTTATCCCGGCTAGGATCTCATACTTCTTTGCTATCTCAATCGCTGGCCCTGCCTTCTCCGGCCGGTGCAATGAGATGAACACCAACGGGTGTAACGGGGCTATTGCCGCAGCCATCTTCTCATCTAGCAAAAGTCCATTCGTCGTGATGACCAATTGTCGATGTGGACCGACCACCTCCCGTGCGCGAGTTGCATACTCCACGAACCTCGGGTGGAGCATAGCCTCACCGATACCCGTGAGCGAGAGTTCCGTCTGCGTTCCTTGCCGTACGTAGTGCTGAATAAGATCAAGGGATTGGCGGAATGTGTCTTCACTCATATCCTCCTTGGTACGGGGTAAATTCGGGTGATGGGGGCAATAAACGCACTTAAGATTACAGCGCGATGAAAGTTCAATCTGATGTATCTCGCGAACGGGGCGCGGGTAAGGGGAGAAGGTCATTTAACCACCGCCGGATCCTTTGGTCTGCTCCAATTGAAAACAACATCTTTCCCGTTCTCTAAATTCACCTCATACGGCGGCACAAAATCCTCCTCCTCGGGCAAGTCCAACGCAATCCAATACACACCGGGAATAATCAGAACCCGTTTCCGCTGCTCTACCTCGAACACGTACTCCCGACCCCAAGTCGCAAACCCTACCCCTACTTGATTGGTCACATCATCAACCCAACACAAATCGCGTCGCTGCTCACCCGCAGGGTAATCATAGACCCGATACCGATGGGCCTCTTCAGAAAATGCAGCAGATAATCTCATTGAGGTTTGCTCAAAAGATTTTGTTCCCGGCAATACACCAATACCGCATCCGTGCACCCTTCCAGCCACTCGTCAGCCAACCCCGATTTGCTCTCAACCCGCAATCCGGCCTCTTCAACTTCGCAGAGCGGGCAATATTCCCCATCACCGTCACCCTGCTTTGTCCCCATCAAGTACAGTCCACCGTTCTTGATCGCCATCCCCATGATCATCCAGTACGACGCCATCAGTGGATCATACGTCGCCGGGGTCGCGACACCTTCCAACTCTTCCACCAACCGATCTGCTGCCGCTGCCCCGTCTTTAGAAATCAACGCACCCATACCCTTACCGATCACCATATCGCGCAATGCCGACCAGTGAATGGGGCAGAACTTCACGCCGTTCTACCTCTTGGATCGCCTGGAGGATACACGGAATATTTCTTTTCAAACTCGGTGCCGATGATCCGCTGTGCCATCCGCAATTTATGAATATCTGGATTCTCTAACAAAGGCATCACCCGCCCTTCCCTAAACGCATCCACCCCAGTCAAATTGTGCATGTCAATATGGTGCTCACTCATGTACCGCTCGTGCTTGCTCCCGCCGTCCGATCCGGGGTGCTTGAAATGATAGGTGAGCAATTTGTTGTCCCACTCTTCTGGGACACCCGCATTAATCATCCGCCACGCCAACTCATTGTGCCCGCAGATCAGTCCGCGAAATAACTCATGCTCATCCACCCCGCCGAACCCAATCGCGTCCCTTCTTAATACAGCTAAACATGCGCCCACGTTAGGCCATTTGGCGTAGAACTCATGGCTGGCGATCTCCGTGAAGTCCGAGACCCCTTCCGGGTACTCCCGCGAACTGCGGTGCTGATGATACATGACCACTCTATGATCCGTGGCGAAGTGCCCGATCACTGACTCTACAAACTCCGGCGGGTAAACGGCGTCCGAATCGCACATCACCACGATACGACCACTTGCTTTTACTATTCCCGCATTCATTCCCTTGTGCTTATGATACAGCCCCTCCTGATTTAAGGTCAGCAAGTGATCTACTTTCGCCTTCACATGATCCAGCACACGTGAGTAAAGCTCTACCCAAATAATTTCATACTGATCACGAGGCACCGTTTGGTTAGACAACCAGTCCAACGTATGGAAGCGCTCCCTTACCCCCCAATCTTCCAAAATGATCGATACTTGTTTTTCTGCCATCATGCTGGCTCGTACGTAGCATCGAAGATGTCGGGCTTACAGGGATACAATTCTCCCTTCACACCACGAATAATCCAATCGCCCTGAATACCCAACATCAACCCCTCAAGAGTTGGTATTTGTAGGCCCATGCGTTCTCCCTCAGCACCACCACCTGAAGGAAGTGCATTACCATTCAAATCCACGTAACAACCTTCTGGCTTGCCCTCACTTAATTTCCCGACTCCGGCATGAATGCACATTTCATCCCAAGTATCCCACCGAAGTTGAACTGCTTCAACCACCACAGGCTTTTTCCGATATTTTGCCATATCGTTCTCCTTAAGTTTGGGTCGGAGAAACAATCCCCCGACCCATTTCCCACTACTTCTTATCTTCGATCTGTTTCAGCACTTGCAACGCATGTGCGGCATTGAGAGCAGCTTGCGCGAAGTTCATCGCGTGGTGTGCCTCTTCCGCTTGCGCCGCTTTATCTAGCAGTGCTTTTACGTTCGTATCCATAGGGTTCTAACTCCTATCGTTTCCAACGACCAGCGACGCGTTGGATTCGCCGTTTCCAAACAGCAGAAATAATTTACGCCATAGTCTGACAAACCACGGTTTAGCTGGCATAATAACTTCAGCTAGATCCCTGTTTAACTTACTCCTAAGGTGGGCTTCATTAAAAGCAATTTCCCACACATCGCCACTCAATCTACGAAATCGAATCACCTTCATATAACCGTCCGCCGCCGAACCAATTGTTTGGACAACACCTGAGACCGTAGAAACTCCAATGTCTCAGACCCGAACTTCTGCTCCACCATGCCCTGATACCGCTCACCGCCGAAGTATTCTTTGAATGCCCGATCACGGCGTTCCAAAATATCTGCCGCAGATACCGTCGCATTGCGTAGCGGTAAAGCGTCCGGGGCAAAGAACCCATATTGTGACCATTTCTTCGGCAACGCGTCTGCCGGAGGTAGGGCATCGTGCATAAACGAGCCGGGGTAAGACATCATGATAAAAAAGTTGGCGTACTCAGTGTTCAAATCCCGGGCCAGCGCAAACGTCTGGTCCATGGACTCGTGTGTGTCCTCGGGAAGACCGAACACGTAATTACCCCCAATATGTATCCCCGCCGCATGCACCTTATCCACTGCTTCACGTATATCGGCCACAGACTGCCCTTTGTCTACTCCTAATAATACCGTGTCATTGCCTGACTCTAATCCCATGAACACCCAATTGATCCCCGCTGCTTTCATCTTCGCCAGAAATCTAGGGTCAGCCCGGTCTACCCGGGAAAAGGCCCACGCGTTGACCTTGTCCCCTAACCCGCGTGAAATAATCTCATCGCAGATTGCTTCCACGTGCTTACGATTGGTGGTAAAGGTGTCGTCAATAAACTCGAAATGCTGCACCCCGTATACGTTGATCAGATGCTCAATCTCATCGGCTACCTTGACCGGACTGCGATAACGCACCGTGTGGCGCTCATAAACTACATTTACGCTGCAATAACTGCAATTGTAGGGACACCCAAGTGACGTATGAATTAAAGAAAATCCAGTTGTGTCAATAGTTCCACGACCCCACGCCTGCCAGTGATGCGCTTTATATTGCTTCATCGGCAATAGATCATAAGCAGGGAATTGAAGCTCATCTAGCTTCTGTGGCCCCGGTGCTTGCCCGCCCGGATGCACTGTGCCGTCCGGTCGCCACAGCCATACGCCCATAATATCGTAACAGTGCTCGCCCTTCTTCAACCGTTGCATCAGTTCTGTAACCGGGTAAAACCCCTCACCCTTGATCACGTAGTCTGTCGCCTCCTCCCGCAACGTACGCTCCGGGATGGCGGAAGGGTGATGGCCACCACACATCATTTTAGTTTCCGGCCACCGTCGCTTCAGTTCCTGCATGATGTGACCGGCGGAGGTCATCTTGGTGGTGAACGCGGAGAGCCCAACCAATAACGGTGGGTTGTATAAGGCTTCTATCTGATCTGCCGCCTCTACCGGTGTCAGCCCGTAGGCTTCGGCGTCAAATATGGCCACTGATATGCCCTGCTCGCGCACGTAAGCGGCCAGCATCGCTATGCCCAATGGCTGTGCTACTGTCGCCAACGGCGCTAGGTTAGCGAACTGCTCTACCCGATTACCAGGATTGACCAATAACAGATCTACGGTTTGTCTCATGCTCCGTCCTTCACCATAACCTATGCAACCAAATGGCACATGCAAAGTAGATGGCTGTCATAATTGCCGAAACCAACAATGCAACCATTGGCACAAATATCGCACCGAAGTTATCTCCTTGACCTTGCGCGTAATGATAAGCGTAGACAGTAATCAGCCACGCGACTACGGCTGATATCAGTAGGTATTTCATATAGACACTCCGTCAGGAAGACTGCCGCGATTGCCCTCAATGTAACCACGATTACCTTCGATATATTTACCCCGACAAGGATAGCAGTCGGCACACCACCCTTGATCTCTAGCCATGTCGTAAATAGCACAGAAACAACCCGGACATTCTGTACGCGGTGCGGACTTCTTCAAAAGACTCTTGCGACGATCATTAACAAAGTCTCGTGCTTCTTGAACCCCGGGATGAACCGCCCTTTCCTTTAATTCGGCAATCTTTTCGAGCAAAACTCGGGTTGTTGCTCCCTCTTTTGTCTGATCACCGTCAACGCCGCCGCAGCAAGCGCCTAACGCTTCCGCGACGTGATGAATGCAAGAATCAAACTCCTCAATACGCTTTGATTGATTTGCAATTATATTTTCTAAATTTCTACTTTTATCATATTCAGCGGACCGTGAAGCAATTCTTGATAAACACTCCCGTATCGGCTCAATTACACTTAGAAATCCAGGATGGTTATCACAACACGCACCGGGTTTCTGCATCGGATTGTTCAGAGACCAAACATGTGCATGCCTCCTCCAAATTGTTCCACATATCTTACAACGGAACATTTCAGGATACGTCTTTTCTGTGTCACTCAGCCGTGGGCACTGATGATCCGAAGTTAGGTTGCCGCCACACTGCGCACATTGACCATACATGGTGTTAACTGCATCAACGTATCTACCAAACCTTTTGTCTGCGTTGTTACTCATTGTGACTCCCTGGTTCAGATTTTGGCTCAAATACTTCGTGCTCAACCTTCATCAGAAATCTATGGCTACCTATAGAAATTGGCGGACTTTGTGGAAATGCTGTGTTGAGATAAGTCACAATGTTACGATCACTGGTGATGTGGATGATACGTAAGTTTCCGACAATAGCCCCATAAACAGATTTCCCGGCTGGTTTAAGTTGATACAATCTTCCGGCCTTTAGGTCGGTTGCCTGTAACGAATGGCGCATTTAGGTGGCTCCGGTAATGGCATCCAAAACTTAACGTCCCACACACCAACTGGGTCGGGTGGCTGATGCCACTTCTTTTCTTTCGAGCTATACCAGAGCCGGTAGACTTTTCCAACGCATACAGCCAGCATCGGGTAACGAGTTTCCGGTACCCTATCACTAACAGAAATCCAAGAAAACTTGTCTAGTCGCTTTCTCAATTCGGCTGAATGACGTTGTTCGTCAGCGAGTTCCACCTTTGCTTGTTCAAGTGAACCCCGCAACGCTTGAATGATCTGCCCCTCTTTACCCAACACAACCCCGGCACCCATCAACTCGTTTTCTGTCAACGGGTGGGACAGAACTACAGGACCGGTGCCGCCTGCCCACATATCTCGATAGGGAACTTTACTCATGGTCTCACCAATTTCTTTTCAGTGCTATCAAGAATAGGGCCACCGTCAGGACAGCTATCTGGCCTCACAGACCTGGAACCATATTTATAACAATCCCGCCCCACCAACTTCCGGAAATAAAATAATAAAACCTCAAACCAAAACCCCGGATGCTTGTGATTGATCTCGAACACTACGGGACTTTCTTTCGGTAAGCTAACCACCTTCATCCATTTAGGAAAAGAAGCCATTTGATTCTCCTTATATTGGGTTCTGATAGTTTTCAAAAGTAACGAGACTTGGGCTTCCGCCAACAGGATCAGCGAAATCCGGGGGAACCCAACTGCGTTCGTCATCGCTTGGTATGTTTAACCATGCATCCCACGCACTAAGTTTCAGCACAGGGATTACATACCAGTGACAATCGTTGTCCTGCGATAGAATATACCGCTTATTCTGTTGTGCCCTCATGGGCGCGCCACGCTTGTGTTTTATAACTGGTTTAATCTTCATTCTTCCGCGCTCCTTGAAAGTGTCGCAGCAAGAACTTAGCCTCACGTTGCCGGTCAGGTTCCATACCTTTCGAATATATGTAATCTGGTAAGAGCCGAAGATAATAGGACGGATCAGTAAACCTGAATTCTCGCTGCTTCGTTGGCTCCCCAAAATACTCTTTGTGCGTCCCTGCCACGACGCCGTAGAAAATACCACAATGACAGAGCTTATTACATACCCTGAACAATCTCGCAGTATTCTTTTTGACGCTGGTATCGGAAAGCGCGCAACGCTTTATAATTTCGTCAACAAGATCAGCGTCGTCATCATAATACCCACCTGGCGCGATATAGTTCATGCCAAGGTCAACCATCGTTAGCATGACCTCCTTGGCGATCTGGTAATCTGTAGTGCGTTTCATTCTGCGTTGCTTATCTTCTCGGACATCGTGAGATAACCGCCTTCATCCAAAACATGAAAACCACTGACTTGGCAAACTTGGCAACCTTCTGTGTGGTGTTTTCTCTGAGTAATTAACAACTCACAAAACTCTCCACAGCAAAAGTCCATTGTGTAGCCTTGACACTTGTACTGACAAGCGGCGTGCTTTTCCATTTTATACCTTCTGAACTATTTTCATGCCGAATTCACCACAGCACAAATTTCATCTATTTCCGCACTGGTCATGTCCGGGTAATTGCCCAAATAGTAACCGTAGAAATGAATATGCTCAGTCTCAGGGAATTGTCTGTAGTAGCCCTCCGGCATCAGGTGTTTCAGGTAAGGCTGCCGAAGTTGATTACCGCCACCGGAACTCCCGCGTCTGAACTCTATCCCTGCCTCACGCATCCGCGATTCCAAACGATTACAGAAAACGATATCTGGTTTCTGCAACACCAGCGGAAAGGCATAATTACTGGAACCCCACATTTTGAACTTAGTCCGGTACTTCATCGGATCCAATAAATTCAAAAACCGATTGAAGTTACCATTGCGCTTGACAATGTTTTCCCCCAACCGCTTCAACTGTGACCGACCGAGTATCCCACCGATCTCTGTGTTCCGCACATTGTATGCGGGCATACTGAAAATGAATTCTGGATTGAGATCAGAATGCCCAACCACCCACGCCTCCCGTACAGAAGCGTTGCTGATCTCACGCACCAACCCATGTGACCGCAGCATCCGCGCTTGCTGATAAACTCTATGGTCGTTGGTGCAGATCATCCCGCCCTCTATCGTGCTGAGATGATGCGCATAGTAGAACGAGAAGTTAGATATCCAGCCAAAACTCCCGAGCCGCTTCCCGTTATGTGTAGCCCCATGGGACTCGCACACGTCCTCGATCAGTGGGATATGCAATTCTTCTAGCAGCTTATCTGTCAACCCATCAAACCCCTGTGCGTGTGTGAGGAATACTGCACGCGTACGTGGCGTGATCTTATTCAGTATCTGATCCGTATCCATGCTCAACGTGTGCGGATCAATATCCGCGAACACAGGGCGGAATCCGTTCTGCAGTACTGCCGCGATATCCGACACCCACGTGAGCGGCGGTACAATCACTTCCCCACCCTCCGGGAACCGACGTTTCAATATTGCCATTGACAATAGATTAGCGGAAGAACCAGAGTTAACGAATACGCTGTACTTGACGCCCAACCACCGTGACCATTCCTCCTCAAACAAACGTACCTGCTCACCCTGCGTTAACTGTGGATTGTCCTGTTGCAGATGTGCGATCACCGCGTCCAGATCCTCGCGGATGATGTTGTTACGCATGAGCGGGTATTTATACATCACCACACCCCGCTCTTACTCGGCAGCAGATGGCGATTTATCGGAGTGGTAAAAGATTGATGCTCCAGCCCATACTGCCAACGCCCGTACCGTATCATCCCGAACATCATCAGCGGGGATTTCTCCCACCGACTATAAAACAATTGCTCATCCTGAGCCAATTGCCGATCATGCCCTGTGGGATCCACCCGGTCGGAGGTCATGCGGCAAAGATGGTGCACGTGGGCACGGCAGGAGCGATACGCCCGTTGACCTCGCTCATATATCCGCATCACCAGATCACTGTCTTGGTATATCTTGGTGTAAGCCTCGTCAAACACCTCACCCTTGCGGAACATGCAGAAGGGAGAATAGTTACCCTCCACAATCATGTCCATCGTCTGTGCTGGTCCCACGACCCAGCCCGGCTCCAGCGCGGATAAAGAAGCTAAGGCGCAGTCCTTCCGCTCATCAAAGCATCGTAAAAGTTCTGTGTCCCAGTGCGGAGGTACGATCACATCATTACCCGTGCAGACAATGAAATCCCCGGTGGCCGCTTCCAACCCCTTGTTCAGTTCCTTCACACAACCGATCTTAGGTGTGAAGTTGAGATAGACGTCTGCCCCGTCAGTTTTTCCTCGTTCCTCCAAAGGCAACATCACCACCGTAGCAGTGCCGTCAGCCCACCCAGATCTGTATTGCGGATTAAAATAATTTCCTTCTGCCTCCACCACTACCAACTCAAATTCATTATCCGCGTGCATCCGCAATGTCCTAATCGCGAATTCTGTCATGGCGCGAAGGAATGGCGTCGGGGTCAAGACACAAAGTACGACTGATATCTTGCTCATGAAAATTCCCTGGCACACTGCTTAGCCAAAACAAAACCCGCCTTGAAAGCAATTTTTGCTGTCTTCTCGTCCAGCGTCGGTGTCTTAACTTTTTCCTTGTTAAACCATGTATAAAACATCTTACCCATAATAATTTTCTTCATGCTGACACCTTGTCAATAATACAACTATTAATCTTATGGCGAATTCTTTTCCTTTCTTCCCGACACCAGTACAAGAACGGAAACCGGGAACGATCCAACTCTGTATGGGAGATACACTGATCAATAGAAATTTGTGCCCCTTCTATTACCGTAACTCCTTGTAAAATAATTCCGCCAATCTGACCATTTCGCCGCAAACACCAACGCATCTTCGGCCACTGCGGGATGGTTTTCATAATCCCGCCATGATACGAACGATAGGCTCCGGAACGGTATAGTCCGACCCGTCCATCCGATCCATCGGGATCAAATCCACATCCGTGACATGCAACGCAGTTGAAGTTTCAAATTCTTTGATCAGAGTCCGTATCACGATATGCAGTTCTTGAAGCGCCTGCTGCGCCTCCGTTATCCTGGTCCGCTTCCGCAAATTAGCCAGAATAACTAATCTACGAGAATGGCTACCTATTGAGGGGTCTTCGAACTCTTCGACTTTTACATCAAACATTTCGCTCTTCATGGCGAAAACTCCTTGTGAAATGAAACTCTACTTCTGAATCACATAAAACGAATTGCTATCCTGCGTGTTATACGTTAACACCTTCCCGACCACGCCTTCCGATTTAAGTATCTCCACAATCGCCGATACCCCATTGACCACACCCGGCGCGGTCGGATAGTCATCAAACACAACCAGCCCGCCTGCGCGTACGAGAGGTGCAAATTTCCGGTAATCACCAATGGCATGATCGCCGCCATGATCCCCGTCTATGTACAGCATATCCGCCGCGAACGGCACCTTGTCCAACGGAACCTTAAGTGAGTCTCCGTGCACCACCTGCCAATCCACATCCAAACTGCTCACGACCTCCACATCATGGAAGCTCGGCTTGTTGATATCAATCTCGACGGAACAAAGTTTAGGTGATCTATCACCAACCTTTCCCAATGCTTTGGCAAAAGTAATGCTGCTTCCTCCAGAACCGATTTCAAGAATGGCATTAGCGGCGCCAGAACCAGCCAAGCACCTACAAGCCAAGGTGTACAAAATTCTCCCATAATTCTCCCCCGCCGAAGAGTGATTGATAGAAGCCAAATCGGATTCAGAAAACTGTAACCCCGGAAGATCCAGTAAGGTATCGGCTTCCGTGACGGCAGGAGCACCACGATAGGTACGTTTCTGCGGGAATTTATCTTTCACTTTTGGGTCGGTCATAACACCACCACCACCGCCAGCACAACCAAGAGTATGACCAATACTCCAATAATCCGACCAGTCCACTTGGACTCTTTCAGCCGATCCAATTGCCGATCGCTCCGGGACTCCGTTTTGGATTCCAGTTTCTTCAACTGATCTCTAATCTTCTGTTCGTCCATTGTGCCCCCATCCGACACCAAACATAGAATACGACCTGCCGCGGACCATCACAGGAGTTTTCTCCACGTCCTCGTCATCATAACCACTCAACCAACCAGGAGCATAAAAATCGAACCTTCCCTGCCTGTACTCGTGCCAGCCGCCACCTAATGACTCGAAGACATCAAAATTAACAAGTTGACCCTGAATTGCATACTCGAAAAATGAGAAGGCTGGCGTCGGTGCCAAGAACGATGGCGTTTGTCCGAAATCATGTATAGAAACTCCAATCATACTTTCCCTTGAAGCTCCGGAAACAATTTACGCTCAAGCCCTGTACGCCGCACCGCTTCCACATCCGCCTCATCCTCCATCCGCAACAGCCATCTGCGAACAGCAGGAATCAGCACCAATCCGGTCAACACCATTACCCATCTTTTCCTGTGATGGTTGAGGTGGAAGTGCGCAAGTTCATGTGCGATTACGAACCTCATCAGTGAGGGAGAAGCATGGGCGAAGAAGCGTTTATCGAACACCACCAGATTCAGGAACGGTGAGAACACGGAGTAGCCATATGAATTATTAAGCGTTGTGATGTAGAATCGCACGTTTCTGTCCCGTTCCGCTGTCAGCAACTCTGCGGGCAATCGACCCCATGATATCGGTTCCGCACGTAACAATACCGCATACGGCGCGATCAGATTGAACGCCACCCACAGACCAATAAGTAAATATACCGTTGTCACGCTCGCTCCGCCTCGTAATAATTGTCCACGCCCAACAATTCCTGTAGCCGCTTAATCGTAGTCTCCGCCGATCTGTGCTCAATAAATATTCCGCCCCGCTGCTCCCACGCCTGCTGATGCTGCGCCGCATGGTCATCTATCAGTACCGCGTCCACGCCCGCGTACACAAACTTGGCTGTGTGAAATGTATCCGCTCTGACTACAATCAACGGTACGTCTACACCCAATTCCCGATCACACCAAATTCTTTTCTGCGCTGATCCTCGATCGTAGATATCCGGGGACAACTGAGATAAGATAACTGGGCTGAACGCTTTGATATATTCCCATAACTCTTTTCCATCATCCATCCAGGGCATTGCGTCGAACCCATCCCGTCCGGTTTGATGTACGATCACGCCATCCATGTCCACGAAAAGTTTCATTCTGCCTCATTCACCAGTCGCAACAATTCCATCAATGGCCGCACTGTTTCTGTATCTGCCTTACCACTACCATTTGCCCGCCTAGCCCGTTGCTGCTCTGACATCGCCCGCTGACGCTCTAGATACTTGTTGTGCTCTACTGTTGCTCTAACCGATTCCGTGACCGCCCGCCCGGTGCTATCAAATTGAACCAACCGTGCGCCCTTAGGCGTAGGGGGTAAGTTGAAATCAGTCAAGCCACGGGTCATGTTGTTAGACATTTTTCGCCAGCCTCCTGTCAGGACCGCATCCACCAGCACTGTGTCGCATGTGCTGACACGTGTGGAAATCCTTCTTACTGCCGATCGTGTACTCCGAGTTAGGGTGGCCACACAATTGAAAGATATCTGAATTCTGGTAGTGCACACAGCGGACGCAGCCTGTGATGTTTACTTCTTCTTGCGGCTTCAAATATTGTTGGGGATTCATTCCTCGTCCTCCACCACCCCGTTGCTCAACGTCACATGGCCTTTCAGTTCCGCAAATAACCCCGGGATGTAACCCCACTCACCACCCTTGGGCTGCATGCCCTGTACCGCAATCCGCTGCCTCAGCTCGTCATTACCCTCACCCGCGTCTAGGAACTCGGCTAGCGCCCCTGTACACTCACTGCGGAGCCGTTGTAGCCCCGCGTTCGAGGCTATATCGCGAGACTGGCCTGCTTCATCCACTACGGTGTAGGTCATTTCATCAACCCTTTCAATTCCGCACCCTTAACCGTCCGCATATTGTCCAGCCTGAAACTCCCTACCCCTTCACGGTAATAGTACACAGGTGTCTTGCCACGTGCGTCTATCGCCACCGTGTGCCCGATCATCTCTTTTTTCTTCAGGAATGTATTTTTACGTGCCAAAGAATCCGGATGCATGGTCAGCTTCGGATTCTTGCCACTGAGAAGTGTTTTCACTTCTACCGCATGCTTGCCTGCTATTACATCGAACGGCTCGTGGTCGTCCAAATTCTTGCCGTTGATCAACTTGGCTACGGCTTCTTCATACTTAGCAGCTTTGAGTTGGCGCTCTTTGGTCGCGGGAATGTGGGAATGTTTGGCTTTGGCTGAGCGCTCTGCGATTGATCTCTTTACGGCTTGGGTCGGTGTCTCACCATCTTTGATAAATACCTTGCGGCCACGGACGGTGCGCCAGACTCCGGTCTCATCGTCAATAGCATGATCGTGCACGTCATCTTCCTGCGCCAAAAACTTCGCATCCGCCAGTGACTGTGCGTGTAGTATCTCCTCGTCCGTGATGTACACCTTCGGATCCACTTTGAAATCCGGCGCATGCGACAATTCACCTACTGAAACTGGAACGACAAGCGAACGACAATTGTGAACGACCGCTCCTCCACAGCCGACTATGTAAGATTCGTCGTCTAAAACGGAAATGTTATATAACAAAACACTTCTGCGGAGGGGTCTAACTTCAACGTCGGTCACCGTAACTTCTCCGAATGTATATTCTTTCCGATGGTTCTTTAACAACCTATTCACATCGGACCTTAGTTCGCTGCTGGTTGGCATCTTGTCCCTATAATGAAGAACCTGCCAACCAGCAGCCATCAATTCCGTATCACGCAACGTGTCTTTATCCAAGTTTGTATGCCAATGTCCCCCATCGTACTCGATTACTACTTTATGTTTCAACAAGGCAATATCAGCATATCTAACTGACTTCTGAGTACGAATGGGATGCTCTAGCTTCACCCCACCCAAAAACAAACCACGAGCAAGGTCATATATCCTACGTTGCCGTTTTGATACGTTAATCATAGAGTGATTCGGATGTAATTCTGGATTGTCACGCCACCTCTTCACCAATCTCTTACCGTTTTTTATAGCTGACTCGGGGTTTCTCGATTTGGACATGGGATTAAGTTCCCCACGACGCCCAACAGTTATAGAATGCCAAAATTTCTTACTAGCAAACCGTGCGAGCGAAGATTTTTCTCGAACATCCGGTCTTTGAAATACGTGATCACCGTTCACAGCTTTTTCACGTGTTGCAGCATTTGCAGCAGCTGTGATAGCAAATCTATCACGAGCGCCGGTTCGATATTCAAAACGTACTTGACATTTAATGCTACAATATTTTACTTCTTCGCCATTACCCGAAACATGAAGTAAAGGTGTTGAACATCCTGCACATGGTTTAGTAAGAGCAATGACAGAATCAGATGTGGTTATCTCCTTGGCTGCTTTCCAGCCACTGCTGGTTAGCACGGGGTGGTCTGGGGTGCAAACCAAAGTTTTCCGCAAAGACCGAAACTGCAACTTCACACGCACCACATTCCCACGATACACCTGAGGGGATTGTTTATGATGAACAAAAGTAACAGGGCGAAAACGCCCTTTATGTGTCAACACCAAATCCCCACGATCTATTTTACAAATACTCTTCCATCCTTTTGCAGTAAACACACCTGTGAGACCACTAATGAAACAATTAAAATGATTTGGCGGAATTAATCCTGTTATCGTTATATCCTCTGGCCTAAAAATTCGCTCGTGTAGGTACCGACAGACTGGTGTCGTACGTGAATCAAGAATGGCAGAGTACCGAATCCCATCCAAGAACGGCATCATATCTGGCCGAATGAACGTAGCAATTCTACCTTGATTGTACGCCTCGACCACGTTTGTCCTCACCACGGTTTCCAGTCTGGCTGCGGTGGGCAACTCGCCATCCTTCACCGCCGTCGGGTCACCTAAATATGGGATATACGTTTGGGCTATAGCAGTAATGATCTCACTGGTCGGCGTACCAAACTTAAGGCCATTGATAATCGCCAAACGGATATCCTCAGTCAATCCGCCTAACAATACATCCGCGACCCAGAACGCTTTGGCCCGGAGCCATTTGATTGCGGCTTGTGGGGTGAAGGTGGGAGTCTTGGCATAAGATTGAATTGAATTCTTTTTAACATCCTTCCGCGCCCGTCCGATCTCCTTACTCGCGTCTGCGCTCCCGCGTGTGAGCGCGCGTTGCATCGCGGCCAGGATCACGTCCTGTATCCCTTTCTCGTAGGGGATGGCGATATCCTTTTGCAGCTTGGCCAAATCCTTACTCCGCTTAACCGTGGCCATTACCGCATCTCGGGATTGGGTGAGCACGGTGCGGAGTTCATCTTTGAACTTAGCCTCCAGTGCGTCGAGATCATTCTTGATCTGAGCGTAGTCGATGGTGGTGGGAATATCTTTCTGCGCATAATCACCTTTAATAATCCGTACCAAATAATCCTTATCACTCTCTCCGGACTGCCGAGATTGAATGCTCTTCCCCGGTACGCGCTCAATTAAATACTTCCGACCAGGATCACCACTAGAATCGTGAAGAACTTCAACATCAAATCCGGTTTCTAATCTAACCTTATCGGCAGCTTTATTTACTTGTGACCAAGTCTTGAATCGTTGATTCATCAAAGTATGCCGATTTCCGTGTGTATCCTGATCATGACCTCCTGGTTGGTGATGCTCTTTGACAACTAGATCTTCCGAACCCAAATATTTACGCCAATATCCACGTGGCAAAGAAACCCCATGACTTAATTGTTCAGAACTAAGGTTTATCACGGAGACGCCCTCCTTCTACAGTCCGAACCATACCCTTACCTGGACGATTCTTTTCGGTCCAAGTGGAAAATGCTTTTGCTTCTTTTGCTGATAATTTCATGCCAAAGTATTTGTTAGCACCTAAATTTGATGGTGTTGTCTCAACAACGTAGCCATTCTTTAGTCCCCAAGTATGCTGAACCCAACCATACGGATTCTTTGCATAACCGAGAACAATTGTATCCACCTTACCCTGTGTAAACAATTTAGCCACATTCCAATGACACAATCCGTCTCGCATAGAAACCATTTCTTTATTCTTTGTAGAAAACAATTCACCACGTTTTACAATCTCAGCTAAATCTGGATCTCGCTTAGCCTGTGACTCATCTTGAATACGCCCAGTCAAAATTAAACGTAATTTAGCATAGTTACTTTCCCGAGAAAGACTTTCCTGTATAGCCAACTCAGGAGTCTGACCATCGCGAATGTATACTCGTCTACCATGAATAGTGCGCCAAACGCCCGGACCAAGGCGACGAGGATCACCCCCATCTTCCTCAGCATTCTCCTTAATATCCCCCGCCCAGCCTGTTTCCAATTCCTGAAACTCCTCCGAGCCCAGTACAATCCTGCCCGTGTAAGGTTCTATTGTGCTGAGGTCTAATCCGGCCGGTGCCGCGTACGTGAGCGTGATGTGCGGATGGTAACCATCATAATCCCAACTCGCACCATGATCCAGAAAGTATTGATGACGGGCGGCTAATGGGGCAGAATCGAACTGGAGAACCATAGCACCGTCCTCACCTAAGTGAGTGAGGGTGCGGTCGGCATAATTACCTTCCTCATCAACTGATAACAACATCGCTGGAGGCACAACAGCATAGGCCAATCCTTCCCCATACTGTCCATGCCGGTGAACAACCGCAATTGGCTTCGGAACTTCGCCGAGCTTAGTGGTCTCCAAAGTATGAACAGAATAAAATTCAATTCTTACTATGTCTTTTGCCGGGACACCGCCCGGGACAATGTTTATTCCTTGTCCAATGATCTCACCGCTGGGCCGAAACACCACCAGTGCGGATGTTAATTTTCCAATGGCTTCTTGTGAAAGACCTTTGTCCAAACCTAACTGTCTAGTCTTCTCCAGTGAATACTCAAGAGCACGTTCTTTCCATGATGCGGCCCAAACCACAGACTCACCAGAACCAGGAAGGATCCCACGTTTAAGAATTGACTTTGCAACTCTTCCAACCGTCCCGTGGTATTCTTCAGGAACAAACTGCCCACCATCTTCACTTCCGGCTGGTGCTCTTGGATGCTTCCCTTCATCCCACGCTAACGTCCTCACGCCCTCAGGTGGTATCTCCAATGTCACATCATCATGATCCAACTGTAGCCAATCCACTGGCTCCTTGCTGTAACAGACCGTGACGTGCATATCCTCAGCGGGCAGCGTGGTGTCAAAGCCTACACTCTTGGCCCAGGTGATGATCTCATCCGCATTCTCCACATGGCGGGAAACGTAGAGTGGGCGGGAGATGGCGTATTGTTTTGGCTGTTTATCTTTCAACACCACGGGCAGGTAAAAGAGTGTAGCTTCTTCCACATCCGCAAATGCCTGTATCGGGGTCTCCGTGATCTTGGATATCCACGCGGCGGGTACCCCAGCGTCCCGCACAAAACTGAACCCCCGTCCGGGCCATACACCCTCGGGCTTTGCCTTTAACACTTCCCCGACGGGTACCCGCACCTCCAGCACCGCTGCTCGCCCGCCACCGTGATAGAGTAGAGCGTCTTCCGCCTTGGCGCGGGCTGCGGTCAGCGATGTGGTAAGGAACACTGGCCCCGGTACGCCATTAGTTTTGAATTTAGATAACGCATCCTCCCGCGTACCGATAAATGCTGGGACACGGCTACCTGTTGATATAAACTGCCCTCCATCCTCCCCTTCTGGATCACGGGGGTGTTTAGATTCACCCCATTCTGCGTAAACACGCCCTGCCGCGTCTGCGAACGCGAGTATAGGGGTAGGGCTATCCTTGGGCTGTAGAACACGGCTACGGGCGTCCTGGCGTAACGTCGAGGGTGTTACACGCCCATCGGCATCGGCGGTTGCGAGGATGGCAAGATTATTCATACTTTTATTCCCTCCACCGTACAGTTACTCTTCACACTTTTCTCAATTGCCTTAGCCAATTCCTGATCGCTCAGCTTCCGCAAGTACGGGTTGGTGTGGCGTAGACTGGATGGCCTCTTACCTACTGTGATATAACACAAGCCTTCAAATGTGAACACACTACCAGGAGGACGTTTCTCTGCCTCAGCCTGTAACAGTCGTGCCTTTTCTTTCATTTTATCCATAAAATGCCTCGGTTAGTGGCCACGACGATGCTTAACTTCACGGACGAATATCCTCTATAGGGTGCCAAGCCAGAGAACCCATCCCAGAAGAGTCGGGAGCAAAAGATATCTGTACACGGAATCTTACTTTATCCACTTTCTGAATAACACCAGTAGAACGAAATCCGCCATCCACTCGAACTCTTTTCCCTTTCACCAAATCACGCATTGCAGCCTTCTTCAAGGCAATGTGTGCTTTATCCAAGGATAATCCAGACTTTGGTCCAGTTATAATCTTTCCGCTACCTCCCGCGTTACCAGCAGCCTTTCTAGACAAACCACCTTTCTTCATTGCGTCTTCAACTGAACCACCCGTGGGGATAAAAATCGCACGGCCTTGTATAGTTCTCCATACCCCATTTTCCTCAGCCATCTTTGAAACACGACGTTTCAACTCCTGACCCTTCTGACTCAGTTCCGCAATCTTATTCATATCACTGTCTCCTCAGTTGGAACCGCCACCCGTTGACCATCTTCCATCTCCACCCACACCGCGTCATGCTCTTCCGCAAACTCCCGCATCTCCGCCGACCACTCTGACGCCTCAATCACCTTCGGCGTCTGTGCTTTCTTCAATGGCGTCTCACCACCCTTGGCTATCGCGGGCTTCTTCTCAAACGGATTTGGCTTCTTCACCGCAACCGGTTTCCTGTCTGGCCCTACACCCGCAGGAAGCGTCTCAGGATTCGGCAACACCTCCGGGTTCTCATTCTCCGGGAACCCGAGCACTTTGCGGATGTGTATCTCATCGTCCTCAATCTTGTTCACCACCTGTCCGCCTACCAGCGACGCCCACGCCGTGATGATCTCCAGCCGCTTATCATCCGTCATCGGCAGGAACTTGAACACAGGATAAGATTGCAGGGACGGGAAGTTGAGATCACACAACTGGGGGATCACCTGTGCGTTCATCACCTCCCCGGCCACACTCTGCTGAATCTGGGAGACGACTTGTAAAAATGATCCTGCGCTGGTCTGGCTCCGGGCCAGCGATCCAGTCGTACCCTGGTTAGAGCTCATGCCCATCAACTCCGGTACGAGAATACCACGGGCAATGTGCTGATCAAATCGATCTAACGCGGTCAGGAACAACTCAGTGCTGCCCTTGTTCAACGACTGTGACCATAGCTCCAGCGAATCTTTTGTCGCTCGCGGGATCACACCCAGTGAGGCGTTCTGGATATTCTTCACTACCTTTTTCAGTTCCTCCACCGCATTGCCTGTGTAAGAGTTCGGGTCATACATCGCGAACAGCGGAGCCATGCCGTACCGCTCTAACGTAATCGCCAGCCATTTGTACGCGTTATCTTTTACCCAGAACGCGCGATATGCGGCTTCCAGATCACTTGTACCATAAAAATTCCCGAACTCGTGCGCGTGTGCGTACAGGATAAACTTAGCAGGGGGCAGCGAAGTGTTACCAGAGCCAGTCAACTGCTGCTGCACGCCCTTCAACACCCCGAACTCGTCCGTAAGGAAATCAATATAGTGTGGCTTGATGCTCTGCACACGGGATAAAACTAATTTTCCTTTCCACTCTCCGAGTGCCCGCTCCTCATATAAACGCTCATTAACCGAATACCCGTAGGCGAGTGCACTGAGGATGTTGACCAACACCAGATTCCACCCACCCGGCACAAAGTCCAACGAGTCCTTCACAAACCGTGTGACCTCCCAATCATCATCCTGATCCCCTGGACTGACCACCTCCCACCCTGACGCCAGCACGGAATCGACCTTAAACTTCAACGCGGCCTTCACCTGCTCGTCGCGCCGCATCTGGTCATAGATTTGAAGACCCTTGCGAGTCACGAGCCAGCTTGGATTATAGGGTGAGATAGCCCAAGACGCTGTAAGGCGTGAGGGGTCCACGTACGCGAGCGCCCGCTGCATGTCCGCTTTACTCGGATCCTTAATGGCGGGCGGGGCGAAGAAAGACCCCGCGCCGGGGACAAAGGAAACTGCGAATCGTTTCAACCAAGTATCAGCCATAGTGCTCTCCATAAACTGAGGAAGGCTCATCATGGCCTTTTAACATAAACTTATCATCACCCACGTACCGTGTTATGTGCACAAAACAATCCCCGCCTAACAACTCTTCAATCTCCCACTCCCAACTATCCCTTAAGATAGCTCTAGACAATGCTTCTAGTAGTTCACGTTTATGGTTTGGTACGCTGAAATGCCCTTGCAAGGAACCATTACCGTGTGGTGTCAGAGTAAGTCTTTCCATCCTGATCGGACCATACATCTTTGAAAGTCGCAGCAAATACTCCGGCAAATTATTAGGAAACTGAAAAAGACCTTGTTTATATCGCAACATGATATCTTCTTCCAACCCTTTTGCTCTTTCAGCTAATGCATCAGCCATGACGTTGCTCCTTCGCGATTACAGCCAGCTTCTCGTCGCGGAAGCTTCTTCTGCCTTTGTTATTACCAAACCACCGATGCTGTGTGCACATCGTACAACGCACCTGACGTCTTGAGCGTTTACGTTTGAAGTTCATTCTGCTTCTTCCGTTTCCAACTCTCTTTACTCTTATCGTACCAGTTCATCTTAAACGGATACGGATCATTTGGGTGCTTCATACTAAAATGTACCCACAACCCATTGTTGGTCGCGAAATTGCGATTGCAGATGGGGCAGGCGGTCTGTACGTTAATGGTCATAATCTCTACTTCACCTCAATGCTGGACGCGGAGAATTCGCACGGACCGCAGCCGCGTATCTCTTTGCGCGATATAGCTTCGTTTGATATTCCGGCATTGTGTCAAGACATTTTTCCCGATCTGTACAATCAATCCGACATTCCGGATAACATTCACAACCTCTCTCGGATCGCTTGCTAAGAATAAACATCGCACACCCCCTATTTAAGCTATCCACCGCTACTCAACTCCCGACTATCTCATCTGTATCTGCCCACACAAATTGATCCAAAGGAAAATGTTTACCACAACCAACACAAAATGTTCCATTATAGAACTTAGGATCGCGCGCATAGGTTTCAGCTAATATCAACCCCATACGAGTCAACACGCCACAACCGGGAGCCTTTAATCCAGACTTGGCCGGATTACTCGGGTCTACCTCATGTCCACCAACGCCGACATGAATATAAGAATCACGCACCGGCCGCACAAAACCCTTCTTTCGTTCATTTGCTGACAATACCACGTAATCCTTCTGCTGCCCGTCACCACGATCTTGCGTATGTGAACGATCTTCCGGAACCGGACTGCCGTCGGTTAAGACTTGTTGGCTGCGATCAACAGGAGGAACGATAGGTGGCGGGGAGAGCTTCTTTTTTACTGCGTCAATAAGTCGTCTGGTCTTACTCTCACGACGAGCCACGTCATCTTCATTCTCAGGCTGTGGCCCAAGTGTGACCAATCCGACGGTACGAGCCTCCAGTTCCGATACCAATCGCTCAAGCCGTGCAATTCTATCTTCAAGTGTGGCGACACTCATGACTTCTTCCTCAACACAAAATGGAATACCTTCTGTTCATCAATACGGAACGCCAACATATCCTGCCCTGTATCGTCCACCTCAGCCACAGGAATCGATACCTGACCACCCAATCGTTTAAGAAGTATGATCAGCAACTGATCCTTAAAATCATCCAACACCGCCGCATGTAGTGGGGCATTCCCACGGGCCATGTCTATCCCTTTACCCATGAGTCACCTCATCATCCCAGTACATCACCTTCTTCAGCGCCACAATCGCCGCGTCAATCGCAGCCCGACGTGCAAACAGATCCTTCAACGTGGCCAAGTTATGTTTTTCATTCTCATCTGATTTGATCGGCTGCTCTTTCACTCTATCACGGGGGCAGACGTGATCCAGAGTTAAGTTACCACCACAATGAATGCATACACCATACGTAGGGAACTTAAAGTTAGTGGGCGCGGGTGTAGTGCCTACTACATTACCCGCAGATATAGTTCCAGTTCCAATCCCTGTCGTGGCAGACATCGTTCCTATGGAGAAATTAGATTTCGATTGTACCGGTGCGGACAATACCGTGAATTTAGATGTCAAAATTGGCTCTGGCTGCTTCTCGCTCACTTCCTTCTTCGGATTCTCTGGCAGCTTTGCTCCCGGCACCAGCCAATACTTGTACACCGCTCGGCCCGATTCGGCCGCATCGTACTTCTCCCGACCGATCACCGCGTGTTTGCGGTAGAGCACATAAAGCTCATTCGCCACCTGAGCCTTACCTGCAAATGACCCACGAGAATAAATCTCATCGGCGGACAGTCTTACATCGCCCGCTGCTTTGATAATAGAAAGGATTTGCTCTCGTGTACTTTGTTCCGGCTTAACCATTGCATCCATAGACGCCTCCGGCATTGGGTTATCGAAATAACTTTTGAGCGTACTGTGGCGGGTACGGATCGTGGTCCCGCCAATTAAGTCTATCGTGGTCGTACCGTCCTTATGCCGCATCGCCACGATCCCGTGTGATCCGTTTTCTGTGGTCACTGGGTGTCCGACTTCCATGATCGTTATGCACTCACTTCCATATTACTCACTTCCGCGAATGAGGGTGAGCGTGGGGCACGGTGTAGATACGGATCACCCGTCGCCTTCCACAACTCTAGCTGATGGCCTACGGATAGGAGTTCATCACCCTCCACGTTCAAAGTTTTCAACGCGGCGATGATCCGCCGGTTGGACTCTACAGATTGACGCAATCGCCTACCCTCACGCACCAATACCATTACGGCTTCGCTTTTGGTCATTTTTACTCCCTCACATATTCCAAGGTGATCCGGTGTCTTCTGCTGCCACCGCGGATTCTGCGGCCATCGCTGTAGACATATTAACAGGTAATACTCTTCCAAACTTTACGAGATACTGCGAGGCTGCATCGACTTGGTCCCAGAACGCACCGGTCGGCACACTCAACCACTCATGCATAAATGCTTCTACCCACGGCTCCTCATCTGGGTGTGGCAGCAACACATTACCTGCTTCATATAATGGAACCACTGCCTCTGCCCGCGCCGTCTTACTTCCCTGAGGCTCAATCGCGATCACGCCCGGCAATTCCTTTGCCAGTGTTTCAATAATCGCAGGACCGTTCGCCTTATCCTCAATCAGGATCGCATTCGTATTCGGAAACCGACCCCGCATCGTCCGTAAATCCTTCACCGTGCCGGAAAACGTCAGCCGCTTCCGGCTCTGTGCCAATAAATAATGCCTGTTCCCACGCCTGCCCCACGCCTGCGTGACCACATAGGAAGAAGTCTTGGTGTCCTTGAACGCCGCGTCTGTGCTCAATGCTACAAGATCGAATAATGGATTCTCACCCAACTCCGCACGTCGGTAGAACTTAAAGTCTTCCTTCTTAATAATACCGCCGCCCTTAGGCACGGGTCTGCCCTGGTACAACGCGGCAAAGTTGTATGATCCCAACACCGTGCGTATCTGCTCCAACCGGGATAACGGATACCGCTCGGGGTGTAACGCCTCACCCTCGTGCCGGATCAATTCTCCGGTCACGGTATCGAACTCGTCTTCCTCCGCAATCGCCGGTAAACGTACAACCCGCCATTGCTCCCCGCCCTCAAACTGTGCTTTGTACAGTAACCGACCGGCGAGATCGTCTTCATGCCACCGCGTCATGATCAGCAATATGCCAGACAGCGGGGAGGCACGAGAGTAGAACGTGGTCTCATACCACTCCGCAATCCCATTCCGCTCCACTTCACTATTCGCCTGCTGAGCGTCTTTCACCGGATCGTCTATCACCCCGATATCAAACCCCATCCCAGTGATGCCTTCACCTACGCCCGCCGAACGGTATGAACCTAAGTGCTTGACGATCTCAAATATGTGTGCGTTACGTAAAGGTTGCCCGGATAGAGTGGCGATGTTGGTGCTGTGTAATTTGGTATCAGGAAAGATGCGCCGGTACACGGGCTGATCCATCACGCGCTGTACATCCCGGTTCATCCGCTGAGATAACGGAGCAGCATAGGAACAGGAGATGAAATTGGACTTAGGAGCCTTACCGAACGTGTACGCAGGGAACCTTCTAGAAGCCACTTCAGATTTGCCGTGCCGAGGCGGGCCGATAAACATCAGCCTCGGATTTAGCCCCGCCCACACATCCAGCAAGAACTGATCCAGCTCTCGGCACAACCGCTCTTGAAAGTAGCCCCACAGGATATTGGGCATCGTGGCCTGAGTGAAGCCTTTGAGTGACTCGCGGGCGGGAGCGTAACGACGTCTGAGCTCTAACTCCGCCTGTGCCCTAATGTGAGGGGGCACCTCGTTGCGGGCTAAGGCGGTTTGGATCATAATTACTTATAAAAGGCCGGAGAAGCATTACTGTCATGGATATCTTCAACCTTCCCGGTCTTTGTATTACGAATCTTTAAATAATCGCCGTCCCTGGAGGTGACCTTCCATTTTCCAGCTAAACTACCGTGTATTCCATGATCAAAGGTATCTCCAACCTTCAAACCTTTACCGAATGCTTTACGCTCATCCATCGGGATTGGATCACCCGATTTATGTTCACCGGGTTTGCGCGCTGACTCCCACTTTCGGCTATCTTCTGGTTTATGTTTAGCCTCTACGTCTTGTTGCTTTTTATCATCACGGGATACCCCAGACTTTTTACCACCCAAACTTTTCTTCAACGCGTCATCAAAACTTTCACCTTTACCAATAAATATTCGCCGACCTCTAACTGTACGCCACACACCATCAGAATCATCAGCTAATTTGGCTACACGACGTTGAAGTGATTTACCCTTCTGACTCAGTTCCCGGATAGTTGTACGCATAATATTAATCCACCCTTTCTGCCGTACCGTTAATCACATGTCCACGGGCTACTGCTACAGCTTCCCAACCGTCACCGTACCATCGCTTTAATGCCGACTTCACCATCTTAACTTTTGTCTCTTCTGTATGCTTCTTACCAACCCAAATGGCCTGTTGTTTATTTACTGCTGACATATATGCTATCATCTCAGGAGTATGTTTCCAACCCAAACCCTTACCCGTACGTCCAGCAGATATATTGGCTTTTCCTTCCGGAGAATGGTGCCGACCCAACATTGGTGACGGCCGAAGCCTACGCGCAGCAGATATTCGTGCACACGTTTCTGGTGAACGCTTCAGACCACGTCCACCCTTAGAGATCCGAGCACACGTCTCAGGCGAATGATGTGTACCCTTCTTCAACTTGGATATCTTTTCGCAGTGTTCTGGAGATAGTGTTTTCCCTTTGCTTCCCGCCGAAATAGCAGCACAAGCTTCTGGTGAACGCTTTTTACCCGTCAAAGCCTTTGATATCTTTTCACAGGCCTCCGGAGAATTTGTTTTTCCTTTATGTGAGTCAGAAAGCTTTTTACAGTGCTCTGGAGATAACTTCTTTCCCTTCCTTGCGGCTGACACCTTAGCCCTACCTGCATCCGAAAGAGTATTTCCAACCATTGCTCTACGAAGCCAACCGTATATCTTATTTGCACCACCTCTAATAGCCATTACCCCTGCAGCGTACGCAAGTTTATGACAACCAGGGTGCATTTTTACAAGAAGCTGATGAGCAACAAAATGTTCTTCCGGTGTAAGTCGGACAATATTGCGTTTAGAGTTATCACCACCCATACAGCGGGGAATGACGTGGTGTTTCTCTTTATACCCTCTAATATGCCGATGCCGTGCCCGGAAAATAAGTTGATCGTAGTGTTTTTGATAATTCATAAAAAGTCACCTATTCATCAACACGTGTTGCTTCACCATTCACGGTATAGCCTCTAGCGATTTGCTCTAGTTCAGAATCTGACATCTCCGCCACAGCCTTGAAAAATACTGGGTTGTCTGGATCACCGATGATCATCTGTGCTGGTTTACCCTCTATCCGATCAAACACTTCTCTGGCAGCAGGGATACTGCCCGCTCGAGCTAACTTAATCACCTTCCCTGCGATCGCCTCCAAGCCCGCTACAGTATTGGCTCGTGATTTCAACTTGAACACTTTGGCCAACTCAGCCATAAAAGCATTCTTCACCAGCCGACCGTTACGATAATTCTGACTACCTTTAGGTGCACCCGCACCGGGTAACGGACCCGTACCCTTCATGAGTCTATTACCGTTACGCAGAATGGGTCTGGAAGGTTTAGTACTGAGTGATACAGCAGTGGAATTATTCTTCTGTTGCTGCGGTGGAGCGGAATGTCCATTACCACGCAACTTAATGCGTGGAGTGGAACGGGATGCGGATGATGCGTTACTCATACTGAACTAATTTCGCCATAATGATTTATTACCCTATCGTCTACCCCGGCACCGGGTCCAATCTTACCCCTGCAAAAGTAAGCTCGTAAAGGATGAATTTATGGCACTTGCAAGCCATTGATTTAATTAGGGTAATTAGCTCGTGATTTAATACTTTACTTATTGCACATGTCGGCAGTATAATTTCGGCATAGTAACGAGGATGTGATTCTGGTCAACCCCCCGGAGGATCGGTGGTCTTCCGGGGCAGAAAGTCAAGCTCCAGTACTCGTTAGGCCACCGACCTCTCCGCTAGTTCAGGGTGACGATAAATAACCGGACTCAGTTTCCGTGTTGATAGGTCCCGCGTGATGCGGTCACCGACAAGCAGTAAGCCCTTACCGGCTGAAGCGTTCAACCGAACCAAACTGAGTGGGATGAAATCCGTTCCCCCCACCAAAATGCGAACCGTCTTGACGCTGACACTTTAATTAGGTCGGCTGGTACGGTGCCATATTCATACAACACAAAATTAGCTCAGCGTAGGTGCTGAGTGCTCAGACCGAAGATGTCAGTAGGGATGCCGCAGATGACGCGGAGAAACCGATAACACTACGGAGCGCACCCAGCGACACCACTGTTGCTCCCTGTGAATTATGTCGCCGCGCCTTACGGTTGCAACTCCCTAATCCAAATCGATGGAGTCCGTGATACGCAGCCTGTGGTAGCCGTGATAGAACGTGAGATCAGTGTGAGTGATCCATAAATTCCGTCCACGTAGCGCCAGGTTGATGCTGATCCGGTGACGCACATAATTATGTGCAGATGTAGTAACGCCTAAAGAATGTTTTCCCGCAGCCCTCTTCCCGAAACAACACGTCTGACCGACGGTGAATACGGAAAGGAAGTCGGCTGTAGGGAATCACATTCCACACCGTGATTCATTTTTACCCACAACGATAAAGGATCACCGACCATGAATATCCAACCCACCTTCAACCGCTGCACCAAAACCCGTTACCGTCGCGCCGTGGCCAAAGTGTACGCCACCGTCCGAGGCGTGCCGTTTCAACAAGTGTTCAAATCCGTTGAAGCCGCAGAGCGTGTAGCTGCTCAGTTCAACGGTTTCATTGTCCCACTCCACTAACAGGAAAAATCACATGGCCAAACCGAAAGTGATCAAAAAGCTGCCGCCGCCCAAGAAGATGTCTGCAAAAGAAGCCAACGCAGCTGCGAAGCGCAACTCCGACGCCATTCAGGGTAAAGTGGCAAAGGAACCAAAAAAGACCGCTGCCGACATCGACGCCGACCATGCAATCATCGCACGGGCAGCGAAACGTGCCGGAAAAGCTTCCAACGCCAAACTCCGAGTAATGGTACGGAAAGCACCAGAAATCCCAGTGATCAAACCGTACGTCTTCCAGGATTGTCATCACCGTACCTTTCTACTCCTGGAAGAGAAGAGCGGACACAATCGGTACCTCACCGTGCGGGATGAAGAAATGCAGGTGATCAAACTCAATCACGATCTCCCGCGCCGTGACCCGAGCACCGGAATCCTGATCGATCAGGAAACCACCAGCACCACCGATCTGCACCCGGTGATGAACAAAGACGACGCCACGCAACCGTACGATCTTAAGAAAGCAGCACAGAAATTGTTTGACTCGCTGATCGTCCGGACGTACGCTGCAACCTGTGAACTGTGTCGTATCCTCGGGAAGCCCATACCGGAGCTTTCCGAAGCCGAGCAACAAGCCCGAGCCGCCGCCGCTGAACGCCTGAAAGCAGCCCGAGCGCAACGCCAGAGCAATCTGGAAACTACCCGCAGTAATAACCCGCAACACAACGACAAAGGAAACGCCACTATGAGTACCAAGAAATCCAGCAAGAAAACCGCAGCCGCAAAGAAAACCACCGTCGTCGCCGCCGACACCCGAAAGATCACCCTCTTGGTGAAAGAAAATCCGAAGCGTGCCGGGTCGGATTCCCACAAACGGTTCTCGCTGTACAAAGCGGCAAAAACCGTCGCCGACTTCCTGAAAGCCGGGGGCACGGCGTCCGACATCAGTTGGGACACTGACCACAAGTTCATCAAGGTGTCGGCTGCGTAAGTTGCGCAATCGGTTCTCCAAGCGAATTCTGCAGTGAAGGGAGTTCGCTTGTGGGGACAGTAGCGTTTTGTCCATCACAACCATAAAGGAATCTTTCATGAGAGTAGAAACCACCGGCATGATGTCAGGCATCCGCGTCATCTTCGAACCAAAAGATTTGTCGCCGAGTGACCAACGTGATCTGTTCATCATGATGCTTCGGCATTTAGGCTTTGTCAAAGCCCTCAGCAACTCCGCAGTGGCCGAGATCGACGCACATCTGATTGACCTTGCCAAGAAAAGTGGTGGTATAAATGGCTAATCTTTCCCATACCACCAAGGTCGCTGTCCGCCGTGCGATCAAGGCACTACAGACTCTGGACAAAGCTGAAGACGAACAACGGGCTTTGCTAGAATCACACGGCTACCAAGTCATCGACTCCCCGATACGAGTGCACTCGCGACGTACCCTCGCCACCCTTATCGCCGAGAAAGCCGGGTTCACTTCCCGAGCAGCACTGGAAGCCTTCGCCCGCAAGTACCATCTGCTGTAAATCATCCACAACGATAAAGGAAACCCGTAAATGAAACCTTCACTCATCGCTTACGCTCTCACCTCCCTTATCACCGCCCATCAGCCTTGCTTTATCTGGGGACAGCCTGGGGTGGGCAAATCCCAAACCGTAGCCCAAGTCGCCAAGGCCATGAAACGCCAGTTCATCGACCTACGCCTACCGCTGCTCGACGCAGTAGACTTGCGTGGTATCCCGACCATCCTGAACGGCAAAACGGTTTGGAACACTCCGTCCTTCCTCCCACGTACCGGCAAAGGCATCCTGTTCCTGGATGAGTTAGTTCAAGCCGTGCCAATCGTACAAAGCGCAGCCAGTTCACTTATCCTTGATCGGCGCATTGGCGAGTACGAACTTCCGGAAGGCTGGGACGTAGTGGCTGCGGGCAATCGTGAGACCGACCGAGCTGCTACCCAACGGATGCCAAGCCACATCGCCAACCGCTTCACCCACCTTCAATACGATGTGCATTTGGAAGACTGGGTTGCGTGGGCGCTGACACACGATGTGGAAGCGGCAGTGATCGCGTTCCTGAACTTCCGTCCCGAGCTGCTCCACAAGTTTGATCCGGCGCAGAAAGCCTTCCCCACGCCTCGCTCCTGGGAGTTCGTTTCCCGCATCATGAAGCAAGGCATGGCGGATGAATGCTTTATGGAAACCATCGCCGGCACCGTAGGAGAAGCCGCTGCGATCGAATTCACCGGGTTCTTCCGGGTCTTCCGCTCACTGCCCGACTACGAAGATATCTGCAAACATCCAGACACCGCATTGGTGCCGGACAATGCGGCCGCGCTGTACGCAGTGAGCTCCATGCTCGTGCACCAGGCAGAAGTGAAACCCGCCAAAGCCGTCTTCGCGTACGTTGATCGACTTCCAAAGGACTTTCAAGTCCTGGTATATCGTGATATCACCAAGCGGAATCCTGCAATGGCCGAGACGCAAGGCTATATCTCCTGGACGGTGCGCAATCAAGCAATCCTTCTCAATCATTAATCAGCACAACACAAAAGGAAACGCAACCATGGCTGTCAAGACTATCTCCGAACGCGCAGTACTCGTCAAGTTTGTCCAGCACAGTTGGAATGCCCGCAAGGTGGACCGGGTCGCCACCGCCAAAGTGGCCAAGGATTTCGAAGCGAAGAACGCCCGCGTTGGCACCTACCACAAGACGATCATCCCGCGTGAGTACCTGGAAGACGCCTCCAAAGTCCGGGCCCAGGCGTACGACTATCACATGACCAACACGCTCCCGTGGCTGGACGGTGGCGTACGGATGACCCCGGTCACTGCGCTGCAAGACTACCTCACGGCGATGCGCAAATTCGAAACTCAGCACAAAGCGGCGGTACAAAAGATCGTGAGTAACTACACCGCAGCGGTCAAGGAAGGCATGCTGCTCCAGGGTAAGCTCGCCAACGCAGCGGACTATCCTTCAGCGAAAAGTATTGCGTCGCGCTTCGGACTGGACATCATCGTCATGCAGCTGCCCTCCACCACGGATTGGCGCATCGACGTGCCGAAGCAACAACTCACCGAACTGAAAGCGCAAGCCGAACAAGACATGCAGACGCTGCAGAAGGGCGCGCTGCAGGATTTATATCGTCGCCTGGGTGAAGCAGTCAGTCACGCCAAAGACCGGCTGAGCAAGGAAGAAAACGTCTTCCGCAATTCGTTGTTTGAAAACCTGAAAGAAGTCGTCGGTGTGGTGGCCAAGCTGAACTTCACCGGAGACCCGAAACTGGAGGAGATGCGGAAGGAGATCGAAACCAAACTCGCCAAGCAAACGGCGGATGTGGTGCGGGCGGACCCGGGATTGCGGAAGAAAGTCGCAACTGATGCCGCATCAATAATGAAAAAGATGCAGTCATTCATGGGATCGCCGAAGAAATGAAACTGATCCTGCATCAGTGCCCAACGTGCGGTGCGGAGGAAGGAGATCCGTGCCGCACGCCGAAAGGGCGGAAGAAGCCGGGAATTCACGATACCCGACCCTTCTCCCTCATCACCAGCCAACCCACAGCGCAAGCATCGCCAAGCGTGGCACCGTCAGATAAGTTACCTCGAGTATACTGACGGGCTTGCTGCTGTGGGACCTTACACAACGATAAAGGAGCACAACATGAAATTACCTGAGAGCTTCCTCAAAGCCCGCCGTGCCTTGTTATTGGATCATCCGTTTTTCGGTCAACTTGTCATGTCACTGGAACCCGTAATTGATCCGACCTGCAAAAGCATCTGGGTTGATGGTCGTAAAATCGGCTTCGCGGAAACGTTCTTCGACACCCTCCCGATCCTGGAAGGCGCAGGCGTACTGGCCCACGAGATCATGCACTGTGCTCTGGAACATCAACTCCGGCGTGGTGACCGTGATCCGAAGATCTGGAATGATTCCTGTGATTATATCATCAATCCGATGGTGAAGAAAAGCGGATTACCGCTCCCCACGGGCACCCTATTCGACCCCGCCTACGAAGGCAAGTCTGCCGAAGAGGTATGCGCCTCGCTCAACACCCAGAAGCCACAGGGGGAAGACGGTGACGACCCCGGTGGGGATAAAAAGCCCTCCTCAGAAGGCGGAAACGGAAAAGGGGGTTCTGAACCCGATCAAAACCCCTCCCCAGGCGATCCAGGCGGATCACAGCCGACCGCAGCCGACGGGAACGGGGGTAAGGCTCCCCCAAGCCCGACTGGAGAGGTGAGAGACGCTACGGGAGAAGATGAACAGGCGTTGAGTCCGGCTGAATCCCGGGAACAGGGTGAGGAATGGAGAATTTCTGTTCAGCAGGCGGTCAACAACGCTAAGGGGCAAGGATTCTTCCCGGCCGAACTGGACCGCATCGTGACCGAGATACTCAAGCCGCAGGTGGATTGGCGAGAGGAACTTCGCCGGTTCTTTCAAAGCGTGAGCCGGTCGGATTCCACTTGGTCCACGCCCAATCGCCGGTTTATCGGTCGTGGGCTGTACCTGCCGGGGATGCGGACTGAAGCCGCAGGGCCACTGGTCGTGGGGATAGATACGTCCGGCAGTATCAGTGCGAAAGTGCTGGAACAATTCGCAGCAGAACTGACCACCATCATTGAAGACACCCAACCGGAACGCGTCTATGTCGTGTACTGCGACGCGAAGGTGAACGGGGTAGCTGAGTTTACGGTGGATGATCTTCCGCTGGAACTCCATCCGCGTGGCGGTGGGGGTACAGATTTCCGCCCGGTGTTTGATTGGGTGGAAAGTGCGGGAATCCAACCTGACTGCTTAGTGTATCTCACGGATATGTACGGATCCTTTCCCACACAGACCCCGTCCTACCCGGTAATCTGGGGATCCACCAGTCACGTGGATCAGGCACCGTTCGGTGACGTCATTCACATACAGGAGAACTTTTAACATGAGAAACAAATTTACACCTGGACCATGGCGAGTTTGTGGTGGATATACAGCGCACTATTGTTCTATCCACTCTGCCCAAGGATACATTGTTTACGGGATGGCAGACAAAGATGTGGATCAGGAAGGGCTCCCAAAAAAGTTTATCTCTGCTCCTGATTACGACACACAAAGAGCCAATGCACAGCTGATCGCCGCTGCGCCTGATCTGCTTGCGGCTTTGCAGGCGTGTGTGCGCGAAATGGAGCGCAACGATTTCAGCGGATCGGATAACGAGTATAGAATCGTCCGATCTAACGCCCACGCCGCCCTCGCCAAAGCACAGCAATCATGAGAATGTGGCCCGTCGATCCAAAAATTATGTGTCGTTCGCACCTGCTCGGTGAGCATGTTGAGATGCACATGTTCGCTGGAAGTATACGCAAAGGTATTTCAATGAAAGGCTACGCCACCACGGGCTTGTTGGATACCCGGTTACTTCAATCGCGGCATGATCGTCTTGCGGCAGAGTTAGTCAGGCGTGGCTATAACCACGCTTCTCCGCTCGATTACCGTGACAACTTAAAAATAGGTTCTGTGGATAGGAACCGGTCTCGTGCGGAACTGCTATCACGTTGCGCGGAGTGTGTGAAACGGACGGAAGCATCATGAGACCCAGAATCAAACTCCGACCGCCCAACGAACTTCAATCCGTGTTGGCCGGGATTAAATCTGCCGATCACCGGGAAATGGTCACCATATTGTTACAACGCTACGGCACGAAACGCACAATCGATCTGCTCCCGCACCAAGTCGCACCGTTCACGAGAGAGTTGAAGTTAGTGCTGTCCGGCAACGCGCCACACCCGGCAGATTCCGTACTTGATCCTACCACAATGGAGATACGATGAGCACCCTTTCCCACACCACGAAAGTCGCTGTACGCCAGGCGATCAAGGCATTACAAACACTGGACAAAGCTGAGGACGAACAACAGGCTTTGCTCGAATCTCACGGATACCAAGTCATCAAGTCACCAATACAGGTGCACTCAGGGCGTAAACTCACCACTCTCATTGCCCTAAAAGCCGGATTCACTTCCCGAGCAGCGCTGGAAGCTTTCGCCAAGAAACATCACCTGTTGTAAATAGCCCAACAACGATAAAGGAAACCGAAATGAATAATCAGCTCAAATTCAGCAAAGACGTAGATAAACTCGGCGAATTGCTGGCCAGCATCGCGGACCTCAGCGCCACAGCCGACGACCTTAAAGCCAAACTCGCCAAGCGGGGAGATGGCGCGTACGAGGGCGAACTGTTCCGCGCCACCGTGACGTCCGGAAAGCGGAAGCGGCTGAACATGGCAGCGGTTTACGCCAAGCTCTCGCCACAGTTTATCTCCGCCAATACCACCTCCACGCCCTGCACCACGGTGAAAGTGGTGGCCCGGAACAACGAAGCGATAAGGAAGGCGGCATGAGAACGATCGCCTTCCGTGAACGCCGTTACTTTAACCCGGCACCGAGAGCGCATTACCGACCGGACTTTGCCCGGTACGAGGTACTGAAATCACAATGGGTAACCGACAATCCCAAAGCGACGCACGAGGAATACCAAATCGCAATGAGGAAAATTGCCGATCAATGTAAAATTTAATTTGGAAAGGAAATTACAATGAAAGTAACCACAGCACCATTCAGTAAACTGTGCGAAACGGACAAAGAAGGGGTCGTGCTACTCGGTGCCGGAGGTAATCCGCAGGATTGGATAGATGGCGTATTCAAACTGTGGCGAGAAGAGGGTCATACAACGGCCACTAAAGTGTCGGAGGTGTTTGCCAAAGCCTACCTCATGAAAACATCCGGCGGGCGCACTGACCTTGCCCTGATCTGGAAACCGAAAGCCCCGATCAATATCGGCCGTCTTGCAATGTGGCGACTCCGGTTTGGAGATTGCTCATGGATCTCCGACTACAAAGTCAACTATGCAAAACAACATTAACCACATGCGGGACAACACGCCAAAACCTTGGCACGGACCGGAGCCATCAAAGGCAGACGGCATCATAATGATCGGTATAATTTTGATATTGCTGATCACACTCTAATTCACAATCAAAACAGAAAGGAAATAACGATCATGGCCACCTTCTCCACCAACGTAACCCAAGCACAACGCGATGCGATTGATTACAACACGCGGGGCCGAGCCATCAGCACCTGCTCCCGGCAAAATACCAAACGTCCGGGATACAATCCGTCACCGTACGAGCCGAAGATTGCCCCAAAGACAGTCAAGATCGGCAAAACGCTCGGCGTGATGAATCGTGGTGAGCTTACGATAATTGTCGCTCCGCCGAAACAAAAACCCGCTGCCGTCCAAGTCCGTCCGAATACCAAACGTGGCAGCCGTGGAGTGGCGACGCCCAAACACGAACGGGTAAATGATCATGTCACACTGGATCAGTTCTACAACGCAGGGTGTGAGTTTCTGCACGATGGAGAACATGACCTGACGACTGTTGTGTTCATAGGGATAAAAGATAAGACGGGTGACGTCTGCACCACCGGCTGCGCCTATTTCAAACAAGGCAAATGCCCGGCATACCTTACGCTGATTAACCAAGGAAAAGACAAATGAGTAAACCTTACATGGGCGCCAATGTTCTGTTCTGCGGACACGACGCAACGTTCGTCGCCGATATCTATCTGGTCAAAAATGTCAATGTCGTAGTTGGGCGCGGACCGATCGAAAAGAATTTGCGGTGGGATAGAGATAAAAAGAAAGGGAGGCCAACACACCACCTCACCGACTTCCCCACACCGGGGTATTGGTCAAAGGAGCGGGCGGTGTTTGTCGTCCCAGCTAACCAAGTAAAGGAATTGATATGAGCAAACCACTAAGTTGGGTAGCCCGTAGGCGAGGAAACATTTATTGCTCCCCTGCTTGCGGATGTGGTTGCTCGATCCAAATGTATCGGCAAGCTGTGAAGTCCGCAAATACACTGGCTCATCGTTTAGGGTCGGGATGGAAACCTGATGTTTGGGAAAATTTAGGTTGGTATTATTGCGTGGTATCACCTTGCCGAAGTATCAAAGTGTACCAAAACCAGAACCACCAAGCACCCGCATATACCGCGTATTTAGACGGTAATAATTTTGCTGCGTCCGGAAGTACACCGCAAATTGCAGTGCACTTCGTGATAGAAAAAGGACGGGAACGCTTACGTCTGCTAGCAAAAACCATAACCGGTCTACAGTCGATTCACGAAGAAATGAAGCCGAAAAGGAAAAGCAAATGAAAATCGATCATGAAATCCGCGACCGGGTGGAAGGCTTCAACCACCGTCTAGTCGCGCCGGGTAAGGGCTTGGGCGACTGGGTCACTTACCGCTTTCCAGCCGTGCTGAAGGTTCCCAAAGTTCGCACCTTTGTCGCGGTCACGGAATATTGGGAAGGTACTGAGCCGTTTCCCGATCCGAAAAAGATCTATCTCGTGAAGGAGAAAATATCATGATCACATACTTCCTGGCGATCTTGAACATGATAGGATGTGGAGTAGGACTCGCGCGATATGCGTGGGTAACACAAACTCCGGAATCGTTAGCGATAGGAGTATTCTGTGGCTTTGTTGCGCTCTTCACCGCGATAACCAAAAAATGAGCACCTCCTACAGCATCGACCTCCGCCCGTCCGAAATCACCCTGCTCCGCCGTGCCTGTGCGATCTACGGCCGATTTTACCAAGACCTGATCGCAAAATCCACCCCGCAATGGGAGAAGGATGAACTGAAACAAATGATCGCGGCGGCGGAATTAGTGTCCGAACGGTTACTGAAAGACGTACGATCGGCGGACACCATCAGCCAAGCCGTACTGGATCGGGTGATGGAAGAATTGCGAACCATGGAGCACGGTGATTTCACCAACGACGCGGCGGGTTGGGAAAAGGCATGTGAGGCCACTATCAAAAGTCTGACTAAATAAAAGAGGAAATCAAAATGAACACCGACAAAGAAATCAATATCAGGCATAACACCTTTGGCCCCGCTCTATCCACCAATGTACCGAATGCGACCGTGACGCACTATCAATTGCAATTGGCGAAGCAGCAGATCGCGGAATTGAAAGAAGCTCTTGAAGGTATGCTGTATTTATTTGGAGATTTAGCCGGAACAAGGGCTGCACTAGAATACTGTAATCATAGTCGTGCTGTACTTGCCAAACTTGACACGGAAGATAAACCCGGGAAGTGTGTGATATGAAATACACAACCCGCGTCGAAATACTCGCAGGCATCGTTACCGTACTCGCCATATTACTCGCGGTCGGCACCATGGACCATCGTTACGCGATCGAGCGCGAAAACGGCAACCTGAAATCGCAGGTAAAAGAACTGAAAGCCAAAATCGCCAACCCGCCAAAGTTCTGTGGTGATTACTTCCGGCAACAAATGCAGAAGATGAAAACAAAACAGAAGAAAGGAAAGGTACCGAAATGAAAGATCACTACGTTGTGTCCGTCATCCGTGTGCCGAGTGTATCCCGAGAAAGGATGCGTCAGTACATACATGAAGCGGTTAGCATATGGGCCGGATCATTCCGCCCAAGCCAAATATCACACTGGCCAACAGGGTACGAGATGGAAGGTGAACTTGATCCGCTTGGCCCGCCGTGCCCGTTAATGGAAAAAGGTGCAGTCACGATGAAAATGGTTCCACGTGGCGCAAAACCGTTTGCCATCAAATAGACCTCACCGGAGCCGAGGCCGGTGGTAAATCTGCCCTCGGACAGTAGCGACACTGATGTGACGCGGAACGTAAGCGTCCGGCGTGAATGAGCTATACAAGTTGACCATAGAGTGCCTAGCAAGGAAATGCGCAGGCTACGAATGGCAGGTTGAAATCAATAATATGAGGGTCGTGCGCACCTTGGCCGGGAGGCTGATAGCGCTCCGAGCACCGTCTCGGTGGATCGAAAACGGCTTTATTTTTATAAAGGAAATGATGATGCCAACCGCACCCGCCTTTGTAGGCCACTGGGCCTTCCTCAGCAACTTCCACACATCCCGCCTGCTGTACAACGGGCGATGGTACTTGACAGCAGAACACGCCTACCAAGCCGCTAAAATGACCAATCAAACACACCACGATTGGGTTACGGCATGTGCTACGCCGGGACAAGCCAAACACCGTGCCCGCAGCTTACCTTTACGAAAAGACTGGGAGCAGGTGAAAGACACGATCATGCTCGATATTCTTCGGATCAAATTCTCAAATCCAGGATTGGCCAAATTACTTCTGGAAACGGGAGAACAAGAATTGATCGAGCATAACTACTGGTATGACACTTACTGGGGCGTATGCAACGGCGTCGGTCAAAACAAACTCGGCAAATTACTGATGAAAGTCCGCGACGAATTAAAACAATCTCAGGAGATATCATGAAAACCAAATCCACACCAACTCTAGATCCGACCAAATGCTCCAAAAAGGTAGATACCTACAGTAACGGTTGGTACAGAGGATCGCACCAATGTAAACGTAAATGGTCTATCGTTGCCAAGGACGGCAAGCACTATTGCCGGCAGCACGATCCAGATGCAACCAAGAAACGTGAAGCGCTCAGCACCGCCAATTACGAATACGACATGGCTATTACGGCAATGGGTTGGTTCGGATGTGCGTTGTATGACGCACTATACAAAATCATGCGTACCGGAAATATCAGTGCTCCGTCTGCCAAGAAAACAATAAAAGCAGCACACAAGTACCGAGAAATACTTAGGAAAGGAAAACCGAAATGACCACACCATATCAGCCCGCCTGGTACAAATCCCCCATCGACCTACCGGAAAAGACAATCGGCAAGTTCTCTGTAAAACACCGGGTCGTAACCGGTACCACACCCGTGATCGGCATGCGGCAAGCCTATACCCGAGGCGTGAAACCACTCAACGCCAAACTCGATGAGCCGTTACTGATCCACGAATTGTGTGAAAGGCAACAAATCTGGATGACCGATCTGCCGGAAGAATTAAATCAAATCGAAGAAATGCTGTACACGGTCAAACCGCAAGGCGAGGTACTGGTCGGCGGATTAGGGTTAGGCATCGTGGCCAAACGACTGACCGAAATTCCCGGTGTTACTGGAGTAACGGTCGTGGAGAAGTCGAAAGAGGTAATCAAACTCTGCGCCAATGGAGTCTACGATACGGTGCATTCCGACATTATGAAATACCTCACCAGTGACCGTCTGCACCAAGCACCATTCGACTTCTACCTACTTGATACGTGGGGCGGAACAGGAGAAGCAGAATGGTGGAATACGGTAATGCCGCTACGCCGGGCAATCCGTAACCGTTGGGGTAGCAAACCCGTCGTGCACTGTTGGGCCGAAGACATCATGTTGGGGCAAGTCAAACGGTCACTGGTGATCGATGACATGAAGCGGGAAATGTTGCGGCTACATAACGCCACACCCGGCAAAAAGAAAATGACCCTGCAAGACTGCCGTACATGGTATCACAAATACTTCCCCGTGAATATGACGCCCGCACAGGCCGACTGGTTTTTGAAGAACGTCGGTACAGCAGCTTGGGAAAAGAAATACGGCAAGATGATCGATCTAGTGATGACAAAGGAGGGCAGGAAATGACTATGCTACACCCGTGTAAATGTACCTCTTACAACGGTAGGCAGTGCTATAACTGTCTGAACGGAGCCCACGATCTATGTGATTCCGGATGTAAAACCAAAAGAAACGGAGGCGTGGGCGCTCGAATTATTGTTACCACCCATACCCCAACCACCAACCATCCGGGATCAGAAACTAGTGTAAAACGTCCGCCGATCAGATTCACCCCTGAAGAAATTAATAACTTCCTGACGTTTCTGCTGGAGGGTGGTGCGGACAAAAGCTGTAGCAACGTGTATCTGATCATCACCCAATTACGGGATGATTTGATCAAGTTGGAAGCCTTCAGAGATGCCCTTTGCGGTAACGCAGGATGGGCATATGACCTTGCGGCAAGAGCGTACAAACTCACAACCGAAAAGTTCGATGAAGAATTGTACCAAAAATTGCCGCTCAACGTAAAAAGGAAACTTGATCATGAGTAACATTTGTCTGGCTGAGCTTCACATCGGAGATGACTTTGGGGATAACCACGCAACTATCAAATGTCAATTACCCAAAGGACACTCCGGACCGCATCAGGAAACATTTCAACGTAAAAGAACCCCTGTTGTAATTACATTTGAATGTGACGAAAGAGTGACTAAAGGAGAACAGAAATGAACAGATTCACATCTTTCTACGGCAAGCCGAAAAAGATCAGAAATGTTTTATTCAGTATCGAAACATTGATAGGATCAAGCGTCACAACCACAATCTCCGAGGCCATCACACTGGCTAATAATCTTGACGCAGACATACAATTTGATTTTAACGGCGTCACGATAACCGTAAATCAAGATTCTAACCCAGACTTAATCTATCGTGACTGGTCCCGCGCTTTGAGCGGGTACACCAACAGTGCTGTTGGGCCAAGTCCTAATCCGATTCTTACGGCGGAAGAGATAGCAAACGATAACCGGATCGAGGCTGAGAACGAACGGAAACGTCGAGAACGCTATGCGGAAATCGATCGAGAAGCCAACATCAAACAAACTGCCATTGAAAATAAACTGATCGGTGCCGCCAACATTGAACTGTCCGATGAAATACGTTGGCAAGAACTCAAGAATAAAAACTCAGATGGCTACGGCGGGGCAGTAATCACATATTCAGAACGGTGGGCACGATTAATGCAACTTGAGATGTCTCTCGGGAAAACGCTTGAAGAAGTCGCCGATGACACTTCACAGATAGCCGACCTGGAAGGCATCACCGGGTTCATGTATGGCTGTGCAGTTGCGACCTTAGCCAACTGCTGGAAACATGGAGAGCAATTACGCAGATGGCATAACTTGAAAACCCAAATTGGCACCGAGGGAGAGAAAGCTAACGAGAAAGGTACAGTACTTAACCCGGCACTCTTATCAATTGGTTAATCAAAAAGGAGAACATCATGGGACGTGAACTGAAACGAGTCGCACTGGATTTTGCATGGCCGCTTAACATTCCTTGGGCTGGCTTTGTCAATCCACATTACAAAGAATGCCCAAAATGCCGCGCCGGATATTCGGCTAGCTACGACATCATCGCCAAACACCTCAATAGCTTGATGTGGGATCGCGCAGTATTAAAAGATAAAAACGTGTCTGCAATCACCACGTTTTTGTGTGGCCGAGCACCACACGCACCATTCGGTCATGACTCCTCGGATGCCTATATCGCGGTAAAGAAACTTGGTGAACTGGCTGGGCTATCCAAAGACTGGTGCACCTGTGCTCATTGTGACGGGGACGGAATTGATCCTGTAAACAAAGCCGAATACGTCGCATGGCAATCGACTGAACCACCTGCTGGGCCGGGGTATCAAATTTGGGAAACCGTGAGCGAAGGAAGTCCGATCTCGCCTGTATTCACCACACCTGAGGAACTGGCACATTACATGTCAACTCACAGGTGGGGTGGGGATACAGAAGGTGATTACAAGACGTGGCTCCACTTTATCAATGGACCCGGTTGGGCACCGAGCATGGTAGTGGATGAGAAAGGCATCCGTACCGGTGCAGATGCAGCATTTTAATATAACCAATTTAAACTTTAAGGAGTGCTAAAATGAAACATGCGTACATAGTATCTCTTGTCTTATTATTTACCGGATGTGGTTATGCCAATCTAGACGAAGGAAAACAGGCAGCACCTGACCGATTCAAACAATTAGGTTATGAGGTTGTTGGTTACGAAGGATTCCAATGGGGCACCTGGATCGGCGGCTGTTATGGTGGAGCCAACATTTGGTTTCAATTAAAAACTATTCCAGATAACGGAATTCGTTATATGGCGTACATTCAAAAATGGTGTGATGATGGTTGGCAGATTTACAGTCTTCGTGCAATTGACGCAATCAAACCACAGAAATAATCAAATCTAATCACAAAGGCGTAACCGAAATGAAAAACAATCACGGCACCATCCGAGTACGAACTGAAAACGACACCCCGTCCACCGTCCCACAACAGTTCGCGCTCGGTCCCTTCACCGTCCAAGCCTCCCCCAACTTCTACGAGGTCTACACTCGGTACACGATCCTGGCCGAGGGCGTACCGGTACGGGATCAGATCAGTTACCCGGAAGTGGAAGATGGGTGGCAGGGGCTGGCGTTCGCCAAAGCCAACCATATGCTGACTGAGGAACAATTGGCTGTAGTGAAAAACTTCCGCACCCACCACGGACATTGAAAAGGAGCACTAAATCATGAACGGTAAACGGCACCACTTCTGGCCAAACAATCAACTCGATTGGACTCTGACCGCGATCGGCGTGATCGGCGTCCTCATCGTTATCTATGTGGGGTGGCTAGGATGAGCAACATGACTGATCTAGAAATGACCCGGCTGTGTGCGGAGGCGATGGGTTATACAATAATTGCCGAACGCGCAGCGAATGCCGAACTTGACTATGATGCCATGATTCTTGTCAAAAAACTGGATTCTCCGTATTGGCCCCTCCACAACGACGCACAGGCGATGGCGCTGGTGAAGAAATTGCACATCAACTGCGGATTCTATAACGATATGTGGTGTGCAGTATCAGAAGGTGTCGTTATTGACCGCCATAGTACAGACCTCAACCGCGCCATCGTGGAATGTGTAGCCAAAATGCAACGGGAGAAGCGGAAGTGACTACTCTTTACCTATACTTTGTTGGATTCTACAAACACGGCGAAATCAAATCCTTAATATCTGGACCGTTCATTTCTTATGAGGCCGCAGAACAAGATCTTTTGTTTGGTCGCGATACCACACATGGATATCGGATGGTTCGAGTAGAAATACCAATTAAGAATATGGAAATTCTATGATCATCCCACGTGGCTTCTACTTTGAGGCCCATCACCCAACGCTCGGCAACAAAGCACACTTCGTCATCCGCTATCTGCCCAAACGTGAGGCGAAAGCAGCGCAAGTCAGCATCTACAATCACCATATTGCTCTGATGACCAATCTGTACGTTCACCCGGATCACCGGGGCAACGGCGTCGGGCTGTATTTATTGAAATTACTGCGGCAGTGGCAAGATCAAACCGACACCGATGTGGTATTTCTAGTTTCACCCTACCCCCGTAATCCGCATCTGGATGTTTGGTGTCTGAAAAACTTCTACACCGCGCACGGTTTCCCGGAGATTGCGGGCACACGGTATCATGGACGTAAAGCCAAAAGGAAATGATCCATGAATGAATACTTGATCAAATATCTGTGGATGTATCCTAACGAAAGACCAATCGAAATGATGGGTTTGTTTACCGAAAAGCGTTGGGAACAGTTCAAATCAAAACCACACCCGAACCGGAGAGATGTAACCGTTTCTGAACTTTCCAGAAAACTACAGGAGCCTGACCATGGAACAACATCCGCATAAAAGCACCACGCATAAAGAACGGTATTTCCACTTCCAAATCCCCAACCATCCGAAAGTCAAAGCCGCTACCGTATTCGCCAGACATGACGGTACATCCTGGGGGTACGCGGTGGCTTTCTGCTCCATCCATGACGTTTTCAAAAAGGTGGTGGGAAGAACCCAAGCTCGACGCCGGTACTTTCAAGGTGGCGGTACAGCGTTCGCCAACATGAAAGGCTTTAGCTGGGCATCAATCGAAGACCCGGTGTACGAAGAGGTCCGGAAAGTGATGCTGGCACACTTGTCATTGATGGTGAAGGAGTGAACCATGGCAAAACATAAACCATCTGTGGGTTGGCACACTCACAAATTTGGAGTCTACCCATACGCGGCAGTTACCACAGCATCTACTACAGACCTAAAAATTGCTTTCTTTCCAAAACGAGATGAAGCCGGATTTAGCTTTACCCTCACCCGGAAGATGGCACGGATGCTAGCACGCCGAATCAACCAATGTCTGGATGACACCAAATGAAAACATCTAAACGGAAAACAATCCCTGAAGCACCAAGCCGAATCTCCAAGAAAATAAATCAGCTCGCTGAAATCCGGACCAAAATGAAAGCGCTGGCTGCAGAATCGAAACGCATCTGCGTACCTATCATCGCTTTTGGCTCCTGTCACAACGATAAGTGGCGGGCATACGTCGCACACCACCAAGCCGGATTCAAACAAAGCTACGCCAAAGCCCGTGTTAGTGTAGTGCTCAAACCAATGAATAAGGATGTGCCCAAATGAAAGCACCGAAAAATGACCTAACTGACCGTGAACGCATCCTGACCTATCTATTAGCTGAAGCTGAACACATGTCCAAATTGTGTGACAATCACACCAGACCAACTGAAGAAAGATGGCCTCAATGGCGATATGCGGAAAAAGGCGAACCTGTAGCCGGGCAATTAGTGATGGCCCAGACCACAGCAATGCTACGTCCGCACCCGCATGCCGTTGCGTGGTGTATGGGAAGAGGCGATCCTGGCCCAAAGTACAATGAGCATGACGTACCGAAAATCCGTGCAATAGATGATAAAGAATGGATTTGGTTCTTCAATGAATCGTTTTCAATCTATAACGGAGATTCAACCCGTCCCGTGTTTCTGGACGGTTGGAAACGCCAATACTACCTCAAGGTTTTGCGAGCGATGCGTGTTGTGGGAAACATCGATCGATATCGGTTCTCTGCGATAAAGATTGATGAGAAGGATGCCGTTTTAACCGTCCGTCCACACGTCTGGTTCGCGAGCTTCGATGATAACGATAAGGGTGATAAGCCATTCACCATTCCACTGCCTGCGTCACCCACCGTGTTACAGCGTGATCTGGTCGCCGCACTCAAACTCGGTAAGTTCGGAACCTACTGGAATAAATAACCATGACCCCACAAGAATTATTTGATTATGCAGATCGCTTTGCCACTAAGCACGAGGCTAAAGGCAAAGGCACCGTGTACCCGACCTTACGGCAGGCGGCAAAGCGATTCCGCTGCACCTATGACGATATCCAGGACGCGGTAGATGGTTGGCAAGCTGACGAAGGATATCTTGGAATTGCCGTTGCTACCGGAATCTCCGGGGCCGGATACGCCAATATCATACCACGTGGTGCACAATTAATTGAGGCTTACAGGTGACCCGACCCTTTATCCGCAATAAGCCACAGCGCATCCTGATCACCGGAGATCGAAATTGGAACGACCTGAGTACACTCACCAACGTTCTGGACAAGCACTTGAACCGTAAAGTGGATATCATCATCCACGGTGACGCTAACGGCGCAGACCGCATGGGTGCGGAGATGGCCCAAAAACTAGGTGTACCCAAAGACCGTATCCTTGCCTACCCTGCGGACTGGAATCAATATCACAAAGCCGCTGGTCCGATACGTAACCGGCAGATGCTCACGGAAGGGAAACCCACGCTGGTCCTGGCGTTCCATAACAACATCACGGAAAGCAAGGGTACAAAAGATATGGTAAAGATATCACTGAAAGCGGGGCTACCGGTTTACTTGAACGGGGTACGGATTACTTCACTACCCGTAACGTGATTGTGTTGTAAAGAACCCAGTACGGCGAAGCCTGTTGTAGGGAGCGCGCTTTTGCGCTCCCTACACACCGAGCGTTAGCGAGGTGTGGTATTTAGGTGATACTGAACACAGAAAATAATTTTTCGGTGTAGGTACTAGTTCCTAGTTACAAGTTGTAAGTTAGATTTCACTATGGATAACGCGGGGAGTTACCGGTACAATAAGGGGAGTTACCGGTACAATAAGGGGAGTTACCGGTACAATAAGGGGAGTTACCGGTACTATGCATACAGATCAGGTATAGCTTTAGCGCGTTTTCGCTTACCAAGATCACTAATCATACGTTTATTTTCTGTAACACTAAAGCAGATAGAATGTACTGGCCCCCGCTTTTGTGCTTTAAGACTTCGCTTAACGGTGTATTTAACTATTAATTCGGTATACTTATTTATATCGGCTATAGCTGGCCGTAAAACGTCGTGATTAAATTCAGACCAGTGCCTAGCGTAATGCCGATCATCTACCTGCAAAATCATTCTAAGTGTGCTATAGGACACTTCGTGCGTAATTTTTGTTCGCTCCTTATTAGTCGGCGTAGGTGAGTAGTCACGCCCAACAAATCGCCTTAAGAACATGTACAGCTCAGCACTGTACGCGGACCACAATCTACAGACAGATTGAAAGTGTATTTTACGGTAATCACGCGGCTCATCAAGGCGAAGATATGGTGATACTTCTGGATTAAATCGAAGCTGACACAGTCCTGTTGTTCGATCAAATTTGCAGTATTGCATATATGACATTACAGCAAACTTACGTTCATCACTTACAACAAAAACACCACCAGCTAAGTTGGTCATAACCCGTTCCACTTCTTCAAGTGAAGGGTACGGATCAGCACCAATCGCTTGCCACAGTGCATTTTTATGGACTGTGAATTCGGCAAAACTTAAGTCTTTAGTTGGACGTATTTGTGAGATTAACAATGCGTATATGCGATAGCTCATTGGAATCTGTAGTCCAATCGCGGCTGTTGCTGGGACACCCAGCGGTGTATTACCCTTAGCAATAGTGTATACTTTGTTTGAAATCACACCGGCCCGTTTTGGTGCAAGCTCTAGGTGAGTATTAGGAGCGGTACGGGGTTTAATTTCTGCTTGTGGCTTTTTATCAGCTTTACTTGGTGCTTTTCCTGCAAATTGCAAATTAAAATCACGAGTTAGTTTTTCTTTGTCATCTTCACCCATAGTTGGTGGCCCGTAACCGCTAACAGAGTTCGCGTGTGGCATGATGTCTTTCCTTTATTAAAAGTCTACCCTAGAAATTATACCCCTAAGCTAACCCCCTTGAAAACGTGACAAATTTCACCCCTAATAAAAAGAACTTTACTTCCGCAAATTTTGCACGGTATAATTTTTCCGTGTGCTGTATCGCTGACTGTGTAACACTACTTTCCTCGAAAGGATCGTCATGTCTCGCTTAATACCTCATCTCCTTACACCCCAGTTTCTCAGTCTGCCTTACGACGGGTTTGTTCCTTTCCCCATCGCGGTCGGCGAACGTAAAGCACACACAGACTGAGGAAATCCGGACCTAGCTGTCAACAAGAAGTCTAGGTCCGGACCCTTTTTCCTCTCCCGATATTAGCGATTGAGATTCCCGTGGTTGGGGATTCGGTTCAGTCTTCCGCTCCGATAACCGGAGCCGCCTCGGTGACGGTGCTGAAGCGCATGGCATCCGGGTTGACCCCAGCAGATCTAGACGAGCTGTACCGGCATATCACCATCCTCCGGCGGTTGAGCGGTAAGTCAGTAAATAAAGCTACCACCCCAGACGCAGTCTTACCAACCGAGAGCACCTGGCAGGAGCGGATAATCTACGACGCGCTGTCCACTCAGGTGGCGCATCAACTCGGGTCCCGCACGCCGATGCCGTTGTCGGCGTTCCGCAAAATCCCGATCTATTCGCAATGGTCCCAGGCTGTGGCCCATGCGTTGGATCAACACCAGACGTGGTTCCCTAAAGCATCCCGTCCGGAAACAATTTCGATGCTCCGGCTGTACGCAGATATGGTCATTGGCCAATTGAACAGCCCTGAACACATACACGGTTTTGGGTGGCGCAGCGTGTGTTGGGGGTTGGAAAATCTAGCTGTAGTGGTGGATAAAAACTTCCCTGATTACGCCCGCAACGGATTACTCCCCTTAGTAGCCTCCCTCCGTACGAATCCTCAATTGGATAAAGAACAAAAATGAACGGCGAATTCCCCATCCCGCTGCAACTCCAGATCCTCACGCTACTCTGTTATTCAACAAACGCTTCCGCGCTGATACGCAACGCGGTGACCCCACGGATGTTTGCGGCCGCAGGGCAACGCCGATTGGTGGAGCGCATCTACACGTACCTGGACACGTTCCGTTGCCCACCGTTAACACATACGGTGGATCTGATTGAGGAATTAGTCGAGGACGGCTCCGACCGCAGCACCCCACCGGAAGTCTATGCGGAACTCGCGGAACAGATCGCCGATCTGCGGGACACGGTGAACGAGGATTTCGTCATCTCCCAACTCAACACCTTTGTCAGCGATCAAGCCTTGCGTACTGGGATTGTCCGAGCATCTGAGGCGGTACAGGCGGGTAATCTGGAAGAAGCTAAGACCGCGCTGAACACTGCGTTGCGTACGCAGGTGTCGTCCTTCACCCCTGGACTGCGGCTGATCGAGGGGCTGGATCGGCTGAATGAGGAAACCCGTAGTGGATTACTACCATTAGGGATAAAGCCCTTGGATGATGCCCAATTGGGGCCAGCCCGTGGAGAGTTGCATTTGTTCATCGCACCTCCCAAGAGAGGCAAGTGTATTGCGGCTGATGAACTTGTGCTTTTGCCTAACGGTAAGCAGAAACGAATTGCTGACGTAGTCCGCGATAAAGATAAGCGTGTGCTTGCAATGGATCCAGAGAGTGGCCAGATGAAGGTCACCTCCGTAACTGAGCACTGGACAAATGGAAAAAAGCCCTGTGTTCGACTGACAACAAAAACCGGACGGCGAATCGTTACCACAAAAGAACACTTGTACTTTACAGAAAAGCACGTCTGGATTCCTGTTGACGAACTTCGCCCGAAAGTTGATCGCATTGCCGTTCCCAGAAACCTAGTAAATCTTGGGCAGAAGAAAGAAGATCCATGCAAATTACGAGTGCTCGGGTATGTGTTAGCCGATGGACACATGAACGGTCCACGACCGTGGCTTTCTAAAGGAAGTGATCGAACTATAGCCAAAGATTTCTGTAAGTGTATACGGATGGCTTTTGGAGATTCAGTTACTCGCAGTTGTGATGGAGAAGTGTATTACGTAGTAAATAATTACCGTAAAAAGAATAGGCACAATAGCTGCCACACGGCTGACTGGTTCGAAAGCCTTGGTCTAGCCAATAAACTGTCAAAAGAAAAAACAATCCCTGACTTTGTCTTTCAATTACGAGACGAATTGATTGCTGAATTTTTACGCGCGCTTTTTTCCTGTGATGGTTCTATATACGGTAGCGGAAAAACAGCCGTAATCGAGTACAGTAGTGCAAGTGCAAAAATGGCTGAACAAGTATACCACCTACTATTACGCCTTGGCGTCGTAGGCAAATTTCATTACGGTGTTGGACACTTCCAGGGAAAAGTATATCCAGGCTACGGTGCTGTGCACATAAAGGACCGCACAAATATTCTTAGATACATTACCCGAATTGGTTTCACCGGTAAAAAGATGACAATAGCCAAACGATTAAAGCCTTTACTTGAAGATGATCACGGACGTGGAACACGTAGTCTTTATGGCTGCCGAAGCTGGACTGATGACTTTTTGTTTGATCAAGTTGTCAAGATTGAAGACGTTGGCGAACGCGAGACGTTTGATTTAACTGTACCTGAACACGAAAACTTTATCGTCTCAGATATGGTTGCCCACAATTCGTGGGAATTAATACATATCGGTAAACAGGCGTTGCTGCGTCGGTTGAATGTGGTGCACATCACACTGGAGATATCCGAGCGACTGATCGTTCAGCGGTATCTGCAAAGTCTGTTCAGTATTCAGCGTACAAAGGCTCAGGTCAACATCACCCGGCTGCGGTTGGATAGTTTAGGTCGGGTGGAGTTGCTAGATCGAGAGATTCTACGGAACGTGCCCGCTTTCCGGGATACCGGAGCACGCAAGATCCTCTCCGGCAAGCTGCAACGCTTCAACGCCAAAGACCGCTTAGTGGTGAAAGCCTTCCCCACCGGAGGTTTGACCATTCAGCAGTTACGCAACTATCTCGATCTGTTAGAACGAGCACAACATTTCACACCTGACGTGCTGATCATCGATTACCCCGACCTGATGAAGCTCGGCACCGACAATTACAGATTGGAACTCGGCAGCATTTTCAAGGAACTGCGTGGCATTGCCGTGGAGCGCAACTTGATCTGTGCCACCGCGACGCAGTCCAACCGGGCGGGGTCGACCGCGAAGCTGCTCACTGATGCACACACCGCCGAAGACTATTCAAAGATCGCCACGGCGGACACCGTGTTAACATACTCGCAAACCTCCACGGAGCGGGAGTTGGGTCTAGCTCGTATTTACGCCTCTAACACGCGGGTGGGCGAGGACGATCGATTTGTGACGCTGATCACCCAAGCCTACAAGATCGGGCAGTTCTCTTTATCCGCTGCGCTGCTGCCAAGCACGTACGATTCACATCTTGAATCGTTGATCAGCCGCAGTCACCGCGACTTACGTCAGGAAGAAGATGGTCAAGAAGACCCGTCGGCCACGTAGGCAGGTTCGGCTACCGATAATTGCGCCCGCCGCGTTGCAGGCGTACGCCGAACGCCCTCTGGACAATTTCGACTTCATGAAGTCCGTGCCGAAGGAGGAACTCGCTGCGGAAATTCGTACACTTGGATATCGTTTCTGTAGAGATCCGTGGATACACCAGATGGCCGGATTTATGGTCGGGGCGGAAACGCGACCAGACTTCTTGTTTTATTACGACATGGGTGGGGGCAAAACTGGACTGATGTACGACCTGTTCCGCTATCGTCGGTTGCGTGGAGAGGCTTCCTGTGCGTTGATTGTAGTGCCGGAAAGCATCCACATGACCACGTGGATCGAGCAGATTAATGACAACGCACCCGACCTGAAGCTGTGCGTCCTGACCGGATCCAAAGAGGAACGCTTTGCCTTATTGAATCGCAAGGCAGATATGTTCTTAATCAACCATGGTGGACTTCAGGTCTATATGGCGGATATGGTTAAGAAGAAAAAGCAACCTAGTAAGAAACACCGAGTGTTGAACGAAGATTCCGCCGTGAGTTTTGTTGAGAACTTCGATTTCTTAATTCTCGATGAGATCCATCGGATCAAACGACACGACTCACTGTTATTCAAGATGTTGAGTTGGCTCAGTTGGCGCTGTCCGTTCCGCTACGGACTGACCGGCACCCCTTTCGGCCGCAATCCGGAGACGCTCTGGCCACAGTTCAAACTGATCGATCACGGAGCCACGTTGGGTGAGACCATGGGCATGTTCCGGGCGGTGTTCTTCGATGGCAAACCCAACTACTGGGGTGGGGTGGATTACAAGTTTCGTCCTGAGCAAACAGAATTGCTGCACCGTACCATTAAACACCGCTCCCTCAGCTACACTTCGGAAGAGCTTACTGAGTTACCACGCCGGATCAGCCTCCGCAAGAACGTGACTCTTACCGAAGAGGGTCTAGAGTATTACACACGGATTGTGGCGAAAATAAAAGAGAAGCGTGGCGACTACCACTCGCTGGATTCTGTCTATATACGGATGCGGCAGTGCGCGTCCGGATTCTTGTCCTTGAAGCCTGAGGAGGATGATGTATCCGCCGAACGTATCCAGTTCCGGGTGAAGAATAACCCCAAACTGGAGGCATTGCGGACACTGGTTGAAGACCGCATCGCGGGACGCAAGTTCATCGTGTACCATCACTTCCGTTACTCGGGGCAGATGATCGCCGAACTGCTCACAGAATTGAAGGTTGGATATGCGGAAATCCGGGGCGGTATGAAAGACGTTGCCGGTGAATTCCATCGGTTTATGGTGGATAAAGACTGTCAAGGATTGATCGCCAATACTCAGGTGGGTAGCGAAGCGATCAATCCACAATCTGTCTGTAATATCGAAATCTACTTTGAAAGCCCCGAAGATCCAATCACCCGCACGCAGGCTGAACGGCGAGTGCGTCGTCCCGGACAGAAGGAAAGCCACGTACTGATCTACGACATTGTAGCTAAAGGTACAATTGAAGAGAAGCTGCTCCAGTATCACCGTGAAGGTAAGAATCTACTTGCGGCAATACTCACCGGGGATGAGTCCCTAATTGATGAAGAGGAAGTTACAGCATGAATGAATACGAGACTAAAGTATCCAAACTAGAGTCCGATAAATGTGATCAATGCTCTGGATCGGGTAAGTGCGACGACAGCGCTCCGGGAGATATTTCTTATCGTGAATGGGTATGCCCAATTGTAAAGGGACAGGATTGAAGCCTAAAAAGCCATGAAGCCTGAACAGACCATCCTTGCTATTATGCAGAACCAATGGTTCAAAGACCCTGACCGGATACGTATAATTCTGGATCGTGGTTTAAAGCGTGGGCTCAAGCGACACGACTTTATCATGCGAACCTTGTTTATGGGGTGTAAGTCTGGACGAGTACTGAAATCTGTGTTTGGTGAAACACTATGCCGAAATATCATTTGGGAAGAAGCTTCACCGAACATCGGCGGTCACGCAGCATCGGCTTTTCCTGCTGACATAAATCATCTGCAATCTGTGTTGGAGGAAATAAATCCTGACATAGTTTTGGCCTTTGGACGCATTGCATCTGACGCGTTGGTTCCGCTCGTTCCAGAATCCATGCTGATTATCGGGCCACACCCGACGGCGCGAGGGAGTGATACTCTACCACGCCTTAAGACTATGCGAATACATCTTGATAGTAGGTTAAGTAAATCGTGAAGTTTGACTGGAAACGCTTCTGTGATGATTACGGAATTCCGTACGTCACGCAAGGACCACACACTACAACGGGAAACTTGTCCGTTAAATGTCCGTACTGTGCAAATGCAGATTCTTCCGAACACCTTGGACTTAAACTTGATATCCGTGATCCGGCATGGCATTGCTGGCGTAACGGGCAGCACGCGGGACGCAATCCCCGTAGACTTGTGCAGAAGCTGCTCCAGTGCAGTTTTGCCGATGCGCAATCTATTGTCAACAATCAACTGATTGCCACACCAGAACAGGAGGAACTGGACAAGGCTACTGAGGCGATGCGCCCAAAGGTTCATATACATACTCGAATTAAAGTAGAACCAGAATCAACCCCATTGCAAATGCCGCTAGAATTCAAACCTCTGAATGACTACGCTAGATCGACTTCCCGCTATGGTGATTTGTTCATGACGTACTTAGCACAGACCCGTGGCTTTGGAGCAGATACGCCCGCCGTAGCTAAGCAATTCGATCTGCGTTATGTGCTGACTGGTGATTTCGCGTGGCGGTTGATTATCCCATTCTACGTTAATCAGATCTTGATCGGTTGGACCGGGCGAGATATCCGTCGTAATGCTCATCTGCGTTACCGGACACAGGGAGATAAGCGTTTAATCTTCAACACGGATGCGGTCGCCGGAGCTAAGACGCTATTGATTACGGAAGGCCCATTAGACGCAATTAAACTGCATCACTATGGCAACCCCCAAGGCTACGCAGCGGTGGCTACACTCGGAACCGCGATTTCACCAGAACAGAAGCCACTTCTCGCACAATGTATACGGAAGTGCGAAAGCGCGGTTATACTGTTTGACCGTGATACGCTGGTCACCGGGATGACTTTAGCGGAAGAGTTGGAAGCCCTATCCGGACGTCCAGTGCGATCGCG